AAGCTTTCCTATTGACAATACAGTAGGTGTGATACGAAGTTGAGATAGCCACCCGTGCTTGTTTGCAATTTGCAACCACCTATCCATCAACATAGTTACAGTACCAATATTAGACGGATATCTAATGTAGTCATTGAGCGCAGATAAACATTCAACGCTTAATCCCATGTTTACTTCTTTGAATTGTGCTAATGCATCTACTAACTCGTCATCCCAATCTGTCAGCCCAGTAGTAAATCCAATGGAAATTTGATCATTTAATCCAGCATCTATTAGCGATTGCAGAATACGCTTAAATGCGGGGTTAATGACTAGCTCGCCACCAATGAAATGGATGTACGCAATACTCTTGCTTGCAGACAATGCATCCAACATGCTTTTGACTGCGGCTTCATCATTGACCCACTGTTTGTTATTGATTGTGGTGACGATGTTTAACTTTTTCCACTCCACCCCTACACGCGAACTTGCGTAAGGATGGCAAAAGATGCAGGCACTATTACATAAATTGCCTAAGTCAATTTGCCAATCTTGGGGGCTTAGGTTTGACACACCACGATTAGCTTCTGTACTAATTATTTCGTCACGCCATGGACTACTAGCAAACGATTTGTCATAGTAATCGTCACGCACACCAATTTTAAGTAGTTGCCGCTGCCTTCCACCAACTTTTTCGTGTTGCTGCATTGTATCGCACATAGAGCACCCAGCCGGAGATTCACCATTTACCATTGCCAACCGAACTTCAGCCATGTTCTGCTTAAAGAACGTAATGGGTGATGTTGTTTGTATAGAGGGGTGTTCTGCGTCTGGGTCTCTAACTGCCCATCTGCAATACTCATACTGCCCTAGCCCGTTGATACGCATATGGTACCATGGACTAGGGCAAAAGTTATCCTTGAATGCCATTATCGCTTTGAAACAACCATGTCAGCGAAGCCGTTGTCCACTGCTTCTTGTGCAGAGAGGAACGTGTCAAACTTCATTGTAGCAAATAGCTCTTCATAAGTCTTACCTGCGGTGTTATGTTTAACGTACAGTTGAGTTAGGCGCTCATTTACACGTTTGGATTCGTTAAACGAACGAATGGCGTCTTCCATTTGCAACTCTTGAACGTGTACAGAGCCGTCAGTGCCATGTGTGCCAGAGGAAACACGGTGAATCATAGTGCGGGATTCTGGAAGCACAATGCGTTTTCCCGGTGCGCCCGCTTGTGCGAGGAACGATCCCATAGAGCAAGCCTGCCCCATAACGATAGTAGACACATCACATTTGATGAAGTTCATCGTATCGTAGATTGCAAGTCCTGCACTTACGGAGCCACCTGGGGAATTGATGTAAAACAAAATGTCTGCATCTGGATTTTCGCTCTCCAAGAAGAGCATCTGTGCAACAACAAGATTGGCAGAGTTCTCATTGACGTTAGTAGTAAGCATAACGATTCGATCTTTGAGCAAACGAGAGTAAATGTCATAAGAGCGTTCGCCATTTGGAGTTTTTTCGATTACGATTGGTACTAGCATGGTATCCTTAAAAAGTTGTATAAGGACAGTATAGCAGATTTGTTTTTAAATGTCTAGCATTTATCAAAAGTTTGGTATTTAAACCATCTGCGAATACGTGGTGCAGTTTTTAAGTGCAGTCCATAATGGTCAAATCGGTCTTTCCAGATAAAGAAACTTGGGCCATGAGACATAATAGCTTCTTGTCCTGCTTCTTCACGTTCAGGCCCTATAACGTCCCATTGATACTGGTGGGCCATTTCATGCGCAAGGATATTCATAAACCAACTTGGCGTGTACCACTTGTCGTACAGTCGTATTACGCACATTGAACCAGATGGTTCATATTCAGTACCACCTAAGCACCACCCCCAGGTTTTGCGAAGTGTGGAAAGTTTGATTTCTGGACGTACTAGCTCGTTTTCAAATACATATTTGTTTAGTGTATTATATGCATACTTTACGAACTCTTCGTCAGGGCGGAATGGCTTGCGCTTTTGAATCCAGACAGATGGAAGTGGCGTAGCCATAATTGAACGGATAGGATTCGGACGTGCCATAGAAAACCCCCTGGATAACGTATTTAACGATACCCAAGGGGTTTAAAGTAGTAGCTTAATTACCGCTTTTGGGCTTGGTGATCAGCGTTCAGTTGGTCTAATTCCTTGAACTCTTGTGCGGCTGTAGTCTTTACAGCTTTATCGCTTGCGGCACCCTTGTCAAGGGATACAAGTACAAAAGCACGGAACCGCTCACCGTCTCGGACAATGAGTTGCTTTTCGACACTAGCACCGCTTACGTCAACGTCTGGGCAGAAGTTGCGAATGGCTGTAGTCGAAACGCTAGAGCTCTTCGATTCAGTATCTTGGCGGAAGACCTTGGTCTGCGAGCGCACAACGCCACCAGCAGCTTGGCAAATGCCTTCAAATGCGTTAGCACGGGCATTACCAAGGGCGCCAGAAATGCTGCCGCTTACGCCGTCACCTGCAGATTTATATGCAGTGGGCGTGGACGATGCAGCCAAGAACCAATCAGGGACAGTTTTTTCCACGAGCTTTGCGCTTTGCTCTTGCTGTGAAACTGGGGCGGACGAACATGCAGCAAGGGTGGCGACCATTGCGGCGACGAGGATTAAGCGAGACATTTTGTGTTCCTTTCGAACATGGTTTATCATAGTGTTATATTACATTAATGGGATTTAATTGTCAACTATGGCTTCCCAGCGGGAAGTCTTTTGTTGAGTCCCTTTTCCTGTATTCTGGATGCATTGTGAGCCAGTAGAGGCACCAGCAGTCATGGACTCGTCCAAATGCAAGCAACCTTGCGGCTGCACTTTCACAGCGTCAGGCATTCCTGGCTGGCAACGTTCCTTGAGCTGCGCAATTAAAATGCGGGCAGTGTTTTCGTAATTGCCATTTTTGATTGCCCACTGATCCGTCCACGTTCCGTCATTGGCGGTCTTGTACCAGCCAAAAAGCGATGTCATCATAAAGCCATTGGCAATGCGTTCTTTCTTTGTGGGAATGTGCCAGTTCAAAAACTCGAACTGCTCTTCGGCGCGATTGCAATCCAGCTTGTACATCCCCAAATCTTCCATGCTCATTCGCGCACGAGGGGTAGTCATCAAAAAGCCTTCCTCACTTGGAGTAGCTGCACATCCAGCGAGTGTTGTCATCATTGCAGCGACAAGAAGCAGTTTAGTTTTCACGGCAGTAAATTTGTAGTCGCTCAATTTGAATATCAATAGTCGTGTTGAACTTCTTATCTGATATATCGCCTTCACTGTCAAACCTCTTCATTTTGGTGAGGTAACGAATTTGAGCGGCTTCGTTGCGGCAGTCAGGGGTAAAATTGGTGACCATCTCGTACACTGGTTTCTGTTGGGTAGCGCAACCTGCGAGTACCAAACATGCAGCAAGTACGAGATGGATTTTCATTTTCAGTGCTTGTGGAAGGTCACTGCGGCCTTGAACGCAGCAACCGCCGTGCGCTCATCAACGTTTGCATTGCGGCGAATGTACCGCACTGCATCTCCAGAACTGAACTGGAGCACGAACACTGCCTCATTGGCGAAGCGTTCAACTGAGGAACTAACTTGCATCAAAATCTCCTTTACGATGCTTTGGTTTACGAACATATGCCTTGCGGCTCTTTTCTACCTTATGTCCATAAGGTAAATCTTTGTCAAACAAGGCAATGCGATGCGGCTTGCGCTTGTCAAGACCCTCCATTCGCAATATAAATCCTTGTCTGTGCATTTTAATCTTCCGTTGTTTCACTAAGTAACCATTGTACAATAAGTGGATTAAACAATCAAACCTACATCTTGTAGATAACTGCAATGCCTACGCAGGCGCTGGCAAACAGATTCAAATAAGAAGGCCACGCCTGAGCACGCCAGCCAAAAAACCGTTCAACAATTTGGACATGTACTGTCAAAAAGACTGCGAAGAAAACCACAATGCCAACCATGATGGGGAACATTGCACCACCGGACATGCTTTCCCAGAAAGCAGCTTCCATTGGGTTACGGTAAACGATAATAGATTGCATTACTTCCTCTTTTCTGGGTTGGTCATCTTGTCAATTACTTCGTGCAGGCTGTGCTTGGCTTCGTCAAGCAGTGCATACACTTTGTTCAAATCATCTTCAAATCCTGGGGTGTTACCGTGCATAAACTCGTGGGCAATAACTGCCATCGCGTCCTTCATGCCGTCCACTGCGGACTTTAGTGCAGTGGCAGACATTATTTCACCAGGGCGTAAGGAGCGTTCCAAGAACCAATGTTGATGTCAACGTACCAGCCCACGTCAAAGTAGTCAGTTTGGATGTCACTGCGGTCATGGTTGCCGTCGTTCAGTGCGTTGAACAGTTCACTCAGCGCAGCCTTGGCCTTGCCAGTAAAGTGGTCTTGGTAGTGGTACGGGTTAACGTCAATGTCGTTAGCGGCGACGCGGCCACCGTAACCAGGCATTTGGGAGACAGTGTCGTTGAAGTTCTTGATGAAGTCGATCGGGCCTTGCTTGATCTTCAGGCACAGCACCATATGGTTGCGCACGGACAAGGAGCCTTTGAGTTTGTACTTTGCCAAGATCTTCTTGACAACGGGTGCAATCTTTGCTTTCTTCTCTTGACTCATGTATGCCATCTTCAACTCCGTTAATTACTTACTAAGCCACTATTGTACAATAAGTGGATTTAATCGTCAAATCTGGTTAAACTGCCGTTTTGGCAACGTAGCCGTAGGGGATGCCCTGCAGGTACTCAAAAAAGTCAATGTCGTCGTTGCCGCCCTCAGCGTCCTGCAACCACTTGATAGCAGTAGCGCGGTCACCAGCGCCAGCAGCAATAGTCTTAGCCACGGCAGCCTCAAAACGCACAATGCCAACCTGCTCGTCTGCCTTGCGCTCGTCTTCGCGACGGCCCATAGCAGCGACAAGGCTGTCCCACTCTGCTTGCTTCTCGTCGTCTGTCATCGTCTTCCAAGCAGCATACCAGTAAGAGGCAGGGCGGAAGCCGTAAGCATCCTTGTGCAAATCACCAATGCAATGCTCATCAAACGTGTAAACTGCGGTCATCTTCAACTCCGTTAACTACTTACTAAGCCACTATTGTACAATAAAACCATTAAATGGTCAAATCAGTCCAAGTACTCAATTTGAGAAGGCTTAACCATTGCGAACTTGCCATCGCGTTGGATGACAACGTTGCCAAACTCAACAATGTTGCGCATTGCCCACAACGGAACATCATCGCGCTCGTTGTGCACTGCGACAGCATCCCAAACTTCGTGCGTGTCGTAGAGCTTGTCTTCTTTGGTGGTGTAAGGAACCCAGCCCATCGTGTTCCAGTGTGTAGTGCTCTTGGCAGCTTGGACTTGGATAACTGTACCAGCTTTAACTAAAAACATCGCTCACTCCAATAACTTACTAAGTCATCATTGTACATTAAAGCCATTTATGGGTCAATTCGGCTGCGAGAGCAGTTTCAGCACGTATTCTTGGGCAGTAATGCAAACTGGAGGAGGCGCAGGATGAATGGGCTTCCCACCGTATTTCATTCGCATCTGCATTGCTGCACGGTTAGCCTCTTGGGCGCACGTAAAACAAACCCAACTGCCATTGGTAGTGTTATACCAAGTTGCCTTGGGTTTTATGCGACCGTAACTGCACCTAATAGTGGCGCAGTGTCCGTCCATTTCAGATTTGGAATTGAACATACTTACAGTTTCTTTACAAAGTTAAGGCTCGTAACGCGAGCACCATTGTGATACTTGCTTTCCTGGACGGACTTGATTTTGCCGCTGTAATTGCCGGAGACAGTGCAATCTTCTCTTGCAGTGAGGAAGCTGACGAGGTTATTGCTTGCGTCAGTGCCTGTCACGGAGAAGCAATTGATTTGCTGAAGGAAACGCTTGTCCATTACAGTTAGCACAAACGTAACCTTATCGCCCGGTTTGCCCAAGTATTCGCTAGTTACGGACAGTTCTGCAATGGTTTCTTGCTTGGTTTCGCGCTCTTTTAGTTGGTCATACGTATTGGGTACATATGCGACAAGGCCAGCGTCAGACATTGTGCCCATGTCCTTTTCCAGCAGTGCAAACATGGACGATTGGAAGCCCGTAGCAGGGGCGCCACCTTTAAGCAGGCGCAGTGTATTGGAAAGGAGGATAGCGTCCCTGGCAGTTTCTGCGAGGTCGTAGTCAGCTTGCGTAGGAAGTATGTCGCCCAAGAGGACATGCTGGATGAGCTCTTTGTTAGTGGTCACTTTAGTGAGTGTTTGGGCAGTCTCGTCCCAAACTTCGGAGTTCTTGACCATGTCGCCGTTTATGCGTTGCGCAACGAAAGCAGCAACGACGAGTTCCTTAACTGCAACGGGCTTGGGTACATAACGAGCCATCTTCAACTCCAATTAACTACTAAGCCATTATTGTACAATAAAGCCATTTTAGGGTCAAACTTAACGTAGGACAATTTAACTGCATATATTGGGAAACCGCTGGACTTAATAAATACTGCTATATAAGAGCAACAATATGGCAACTCTAGAAACACGAACCGCAGTACTCGAAAAAATCGCAGAGTCACACGACAAACGCATTGGCGATATGGAAGATTTCCAGCGTAATGTTGTGGATCGTCTTGACCAAAAGATCCAAATGGACTTGGCATCACAAATCAGCTTAGAGCGAACTCTAACTCGTGCTGTTACGAGTTTAGACACATTATCTGTTGCTGTTAAAGACGCAGGGATTAAAGCTGACGAAGCATCAACGATGGTTAAGAAACACGAGACAATTGGGTTAACCATAATGAAGGTTGGCACTATTCTTGCGGTAGTGATCTCGGCTGGATGGGCGGTTTTAAAATACGTTCTTCCACAGTAAGGAGTCTTATGCTAGTCCAATTAATTTACGTCTCGACACCAGTTGCGGAAAAGATAGGGGAGGTTAATGCTTCCTTGCCTGGTAACCAACTACGTAACAAAGAACGTGGCATCAGCGGTTTAGTGCTGTCTCACCCTAAGTTTTACTTGCAAATTTTAGAAGGTGAACGCATTGCGGTAAGCAAGTTATTTCACAAGATTATGTGCGACAAGCGCCACCAAGACGTTACTATCATACGCTTCCAAGAAGCCATGCGCTCTGACTTTTCTCGTTGGGACTATGCTATCATTGACGAAAATCTTGACACGGACTTTTACGAGAACATACGTGATTTACTTGATTTTGAAATCGACTTTAAGCGAGATATGTCAAGCTCGTGTGCAATGGCTGTATTGCGCAGAGCATTTGCAATTATAACAATGAAGCAAATTCCCAACCGCCGCTCAACTGATATTAAAGACTTACCTCAGGTCCGTGCTTAAGGAAAACTTCTGACTGCGGCGGTAGCGTTGGGACAAAGTAACTCAATTGGTCAACTCCAATTTCGTCTAGTACCATTATAGGTAAATTACTCCAGTGGGCATACTCAGGCCAATCACTGCCTTTAACAGTGTCGTAAAACATCTTCCATTCAGCATCTTTTAATTCTGTTTCTTTTATTAATGCTCTAGCAACTAAGCCCTCACGCATCTTGCACACATCCGCAGTGCCACGATTCAGCAATGAGTTCATGAGTGTTGGCACATTAAATTTAGTCGCAGTATCGTTTACGATTTTTATTGCGCCTGCTGCAAGCAATTCAAATTGTTTTTTGTTTTGCTCAATGACTTCTGATATCTCGTCATCATTTTCTTGATGATGCAAAATCCAATCTATGTTGCTCAGTGCATTGTCAACTTGTGCCTTGGTAAGTTCATTACCTATTTCCACTGTGGAAGGGAAAAACTTAGTGAATGCTGAGACTCCGATGGACTCTAAATATTCATGCGTACCAGGGATCGCAAGCAGTACAAATGGGTGACTGAATGCGATTGCCTTCCATACCTTTTCTGTTATGGTGGGCATAGTTCGAGTGGCAGATTCAGACACTAAACTGACGCGGGTATCAGTGTACATTGATGGGTCGACAATATCACAAAAAAATTCAAAATCTTTAAACCCAACACGAGTGGTTGGTATGTTAGTGGGTTCCAAATCAGTTATGCCACGATGCTGCAAAAGATATTGCATTAGCTCGCCGTCGTCTAAATCCCATTGGGTGATAATGTTTTTACTCTCGTCGTCGAATTTTTCATTCGCATACATGAACGAGTATTTCAACTTAGATATAATACCAGACTTAACCGCAGATGCCAGCGCACCAATTCGGTTTAAGTAATGCATTTTTCCAGTTAAGAACAATGCTTTGTCAGCATTGCGATTCCACTCAGTGTCTGGTGGGTTAGACAACACCTTGACAAACATTGCCCAGTAACTAATATAAACGATGTCTATACCTTCCCACAGGTGCGAAAATTGCTTGTACTGATCGTCAGCGATGACTGTTAGTTTCTTGTTTTTATTTTTGGCCAATTCACGTATGCATGTGAGTGTTTCTATTACCTCTGGGGTACCAGGAAAGAACTCGTAAATTAAAAAAGCTATAACATGGTCTGCCTCACTGTTGGAGTCAAACCATGCTTCTAGCTCAATGCTTAATAGTTTTGGGTGGGCGAAACACATAAAAGAATGTAATTCCAGCAATGACGTTATCATGCTGTATTTATTTTCGCCACTATACCCGTATTATTTTGCAGTCTTAAAATACTTAGCAAAGTCTTGGTTCACAAACTTTTGCGATGCTGTCACGGTTTCGGAATACAAAGACGTACCAACATCAGTGAAAGCCTTTACAGCTTCCTTAGTGTAAGTTGCTTGCGTGTCGACAAACTTGTTCATTGCCTTTGCAGCCGCTTCATTCTTGACGAATGTAGTAACGAATTGCTTCTTGGACTTAACGACGGAATTGATGAAATCTTCTGGTGTAAACATAATATTCTCCTTAGACGAATGTTTAATACTATGCAGCCCACGGAATGTAGCACTGCACAAAGTATTTATGTATTATGCTGCATTGCAGCATTTTTAGCAAGTATTCTGGCTAAATTGCTTTGCGCTAAATACTTGCTACATCATTTAAGGAGAATATAGATGTTTAAGAAAATTATTGACGCTACAGTTGCGTTTTTCAAAGGACCACAAATTGCGCCAGTTGTTCCTGAAGCACCTTACAAATTGGAGGCACCAGTTGTTGTAGAAACTCCTATGGTAAATCCAGTACCCGAAGTAGCACCAGTGGTTGAGGCAGTTAAAAAGCCACGCAAGCCAAGAGCACCTAAAGTCGAAGTTAAACCAGTCGCAAAAAAGCCAGCTGCTAAAAAAGCGCCGGCTAAGAAAACTACTAAGCCTAAAGCTTAATCTAGTATCCCAAAGTTTGCCCAATTAGCGGCACCCAGACAAACCCAACCCATTGGTCCGCCCAAGGTTGGGTTTGTGTTGAATACAATGTGACCTTTTGTGCTGGTGTATGATGGCGGCTGATTTGCCGCACTCAGCTTAACACTGCCTATACGCAAGTCGGATATTTCAGTTGTGCCATCAGTATTCAATGTGATGTTATGTTTGTTGTTGGAAGATAATACCACAGCTTGTGCACGTGGTGTACCAATCTTAGCAACGCCCTCTTTATCCTTAGACACAGTGACTTCTACTTCTTGATCCCAAATACTGAGTGCAGCAGATGGCTCTAAAGTATTGATGCCCACTCGTTTCTTCGTTACGTACAGTGTATTGGCAAGCACTGATTCTCCGTCTACTTGTAATTCACGCAACGCTCCTACTTTTTGCAAAAAGCTTTCGGTAATATCAAAGCCAAGCATCTTGCCTTCAATTACCGTAACACCATCAATAGTAATCTTCTTTAAGTCGATTCCGTCTGCTTTGATAGTGTCGGTTACTTTTTGCGTGAAGCCTGCAAACATGTCAGCTTCCAATGATGCTTGAACATTAGCAGTAACCGTTGATGACAATTGTTTGTAAAACACAGAATCTTCTGGTACCGGGCCTTCAACAATGAACTTGCCCTTGACAGTTAAGTCCTTGGTAAGCAAATTGTTTTCCACGACGGTAACATCGTCCATCAGTGTAAGTACGCATTCAGATGCACGATCGTCTATACCAGTAGAAGAGAAGTTAGCAATGATGCCGCCTTGAATCTGCTCGCCAGTAATCGTGATCTCGCGCTGTCTAACCGCTACAGCAGGAATGCTTGCAGTTGGATATTTTTCGCGCTTAAGGAGTTTTGCTGTAACAAAATCCTCGATGTATTGTTTAATCTCGTCTGTCAGTTCTGTTTGTGTTGAATCGGTCATAGGTCTCGTCGAATTTAATGCTAACTACGTGTTCGTAATTCTTCTTGATAGGGCTCTTGTACATCAAATTCTTGTGTACAATGAAGTCGTCTGCGCCTGCGTCCATACTAAACTTTGCTAACTGTTTGAAGTACATTGTGTGGCGTTTGAATGAGCCATACACTGTCAACGAATCAGTCGCATTGTTAATCTCGTATACTTTGGATTCCCATTGTGTACGACTTGTTGTCGTCCAATTATGGAACTCATTGAATACCAAACTGTCTGCACCGTTACGGATAACTGCTGGTGTCGAAAACTCTCTATCTTTGAAATCTTGATTTTTGTAATCGCGTAATGTACTTATCACAAATTCTTTAGCCAAAGAACAAATCTTGCTCACTTTGTCAATTTGAGTTTGTGAATTGGTGGCATAGGTGAAATACTCATCAGCAGCCACGACGACATCATAAGACTTTTCAATCGCAGCCAATTGTATGTAGGTGTACTTGACTTTTTTCTCGTCTAAATAAGCACGGGCAGCATCACTTATCTCAGTGACGAATATTTCCTGCTTTACATTACTGCTAATAATTGCTGGATTAAATCCGCAAAAAAGCACAGTACCAGGAATGAAATTGTAGTAGTCATAAACACCGTCTAGTATAGCTTGTTTTTTAAGTATGATCTCGGCTGCTTTGCTCGAAGCCTTTAATGCGGATAAGTTAGCGTCAGTATAGTTTGTAAAATCAGTCATGCCATTATTGTAATAGTTGTGTAACTATTTATGGCGAGCGCACTAAATCTAACGTAACGCAATGGAAGCCACCGCCCAACGTGCGTGAATGACGCAATTCAAGGGGAATAGATTCAATTTTGTACTTCTTTAGTGTTTGCATTAACGATGATTGTTTTTTATCTACTATTACCAAATTAGGATTGACCACTAGCATGTTCATGGCAATCCATTTGCTTGCGTAAGGATACTCGTAAAATTGTTGCGGGACTACATCAGAATGTGACACCCAAATCTTTTCCCAATTTTCAAAAGCCTTAGGAACAGTTGTTGGATGCACACGGGATGCATTGAGCATTACGAGACCTTCACGTAGCGGCACTATAGTAGAGTCAATATGTACGCCGCTGTAAAAGTTACAAGTTTCTATTGTAACATGGGGGAGGATGCTTTGCAACCAGTCAGCAGCCGCTTTGTTGCCACTTGCGCTTTCCAGCACGACATAGGTGTCATTTAGTCTGCATACGTTAGCAGCATCAAGAACCATACCTTTGTTGCGCGGCATTTCGTAAACTACGCCACGCTTAGTGACATCTTTGAGTGCTCTGGTTTCCATGTCCCTGCATGGATACATCATTACTGGGTCAATGATCTTTGTGCCCGCAATGAGCAGCCTGTCTCGCGGACAGTAATTGTACATACCACCTTCATAACCAAAGTCCATTTCTGCGGGACGCAGGACTTCTACGCCAAGGTTGCGAAGTGTGGTTGAGAGGGTTTCTAAGTCCTCGTTTGATTCGTCAACAACGTGCTTAGGTACACGACCAGACGGAACAGGAGTTTCGTGCCAGGTTGTTTTATATTTTTCTTCAGCAAAGACTGGATCTTTGGTGGGCCAATGTGCGTGGGTGGCATCACCTACTACGCAAACTTTAAGAGGGTCCCATTCGTTGTGTGAGTGTATCATTCGTATTTCAACTTTGCCCAGAGGCGGTGAGTTTCGTTTGGTATATGGAAGCTTGCACAGTTTCCCTTTTCGTCGGTCCAGTGGTTAAAGAACTCTGCTTGCACTTTTTGCATTTCGCACCAATGGTGAAATTCATCAAACCATGCTGTAATGCCATCACGATCGCAGTTCATTTTAGCCACTATTATTTCGTGAGTGGGAACATTTAGTCGAAGCTCAAATGGCGTTAATGTCATCGCCAACCTGTAATTTGCAGTGTGTAGCGATCTTCTTCGCCTAAGTTAGCCGCAGCATGTGGTGTGTCGTATTCCCACCACGCAGTTTGTCCAGCTTTCCAATCAACGATTGGTTTGCCATTTACTTCGGAGTAATGACCGCTTTTCCAATCTTCTAGGAATACCACGGCACGATTGATTCTGTGTTCGGCTCCAGCGAGACTATGTAGTTGAATATATTTGACATATAGATCAGAGTGATTTGGCATGACGGTGCCAGTGGCCATACGGTAATAAGAAGTCCCAACATTTTTCCATCCCATTGCTTCAAAGATTTTAATAAACTTTTTGTTCCAACTTGGCTGCTCTGAGCGCATATCGCACATAGCACCTGTGATTTTGTCGCTGTAACCCATTGCGAGCCACCTGCGTACACTCTCCTGGTCGTTAAACGGCTCGTGTATGTAATCTAAAGATTTAAATTCGTCGTCCCAAAATTTTGGGAGCATGAATTTATTTGATACGTGTGTTGCCATAATGGATCACCTTAATGTTTTTGTTTGTGGATGTATAAGTACGCCACGGATCAACCACAATGCTTCCGTCGTGTATGTCACAGTAGACACCTTGCTTTTGTCCACCTGCGTAACCGTAAGTTACGTTGGCATTATGCGCCAATAAAACTACACCAACTACTGGCTCAGTAGCGATATCGTTTGTTAACGGATCAACATAGAATGGCTTTGTGCCTGTTAACTGCTCTATGTAATGTCCTACTAGCAAGCTATACGACCCATCAGTGTACGACACGTTAGGCTTGTATGCTTTGCCGTGTATGAAGATAGGCAAGTCATTGAATGCTGCTTTTTTAACCAGGAACAAAGCAAGGTTCTCTGCTTGAATTTCTCTGGCATGCATAATTGCGTCAAAGAGATCGTAACCTAAATTCAACTGCTCTGCTAAATGCCTTAGTGCAATGTTGTCACGTGGGTGGCAGGGCCCGGCATCTCCCATCCCTGCGGTCATGTACTTGGGACCCATTATCCGCATCGTACTTTTTGCGAGCGCTGTGGTAACTACATCTACATTAATGTTACCTTGTTTGATGGCCACATCTTGAATCATGTTGGCTAAACCAATCTTCGCGCTTATATAAGTGTTGTAGAACACCTTAATGCACTCTGCTTCGTCCCACGTTCCAACCTCGTAGCGAGGATCGTTTTGCATGATGGGCTTATAGAAGTCAATAAGCGTCTTAGCATCACCAGTCAACGATCCATCCTCTGTTCCTATGATGACCATTTCTGGATTAACCATATCCCACGCAACTGATCCCATTGCGATTAGGTATGGATTGTAAATAAACTTTGCATTATAAATGAGTGGTTGCAACTCACGGCGAACTGTACCTGGTAGCACAGTGGAAATGAGCACTACTAACTGATGCGACAGTGCAACTTTGTTGATTTCGAATAAAACATCTTTAACTGTCGCGTAATCAAAGTCTTTGTTTGGTAAATGGGCAATTGGTGCTGAGCCATCGTAAGCAGGATCGTGCGGCGTTTGCACTGCGACAAAAATGATATCTTGCCCCAAAACGGCTTTGTGCAGTTTGTTAACGATATTAATCTTGTCACTTGTCTTGGGGTAAATATCGTAACCAGTAACATTATAGTGCTCGCCCATTGCTTCTGCACATGGCATGCCTAACTTACCAATTCCAATAAACCCTACATTTTTGATTTCCATATGATTCCTGTTGATAACTTTTATAATGTATTGTACGCTAATCTATTTAACAAGTCTATGGACCCTCGGTTCATATATTTCCTAAATTTTACTACCAATGTTACCACATCAGATTTATTTTTGTCGTGGACTCCGATGCCCAGCGTAAACGTGTTGTCTAAAAATGACATAACTTTGTTTTACGACCAAGAACCAATTTTCTTAGAATCAACCAAGCAAGTGTTGAATTTAGTAATGACTCTGGATGAATGGCAAGAGCATTCTGGAAATATGATCCTGGGAAATTCGGAATATTCCGACGTAAAAACTAAACTGTGCGCTGAGCATAACTTCAATGATTGGTATTACTTTTACCATGGATTTGCAGCACTAGATTGGTACCGGGATTACAAATATTTCCCTAAGAGCAAATTTAAATTTGATAAAGTATTTATGTCTCTTAATCATTTGATGACAACTGACAGATCATATCGCTTAACTTTGGTTGCCAACTACATGCAAGAAGGATTAATGGGCAAGGGCATAGTAAGTTTGCCGTTACGTGACAAGAATAGAACAATCAATGAAGAGCTATTTTCGCAGGACTCAAAGCTGTCCAAAGCAGCAAAGCGATTAGTGTTTGAATACCTTTCCCCGCTAACACAACCATTTATCGCTGATACTGAATACCCAGATGGTTATATGAGCGCAGCTACAGATTTTGATTTCCAACGCACAGCATTTTGGCATGTAGTAGCAGAGACTGTGTTCTACCACAAGAAGCTGCATTTGACTGAGAAGATATTCAAGCCTATTATTGCTCGCCGTCCGTTCCTGTTAGTAGCAGCGCCAGGTAACCTAGCATACTTAAAGAGCTATGGGTTCAAAACGTTCTATAAATGGGTAGACGAATCGTACGACAACGAGCAAGATGATGACAAGCGCATTGCTATGGTCGTCGCACAGCTAAAGAAGTTGTGCGCAATGAACAAGGACGACTTGTATGAGATGCAGCAAGAGATGGACGACATACTGGACTACAACTTCAATCACTTCTACGGCAATTTTAAGCAGATTATTGTTACTGAAATGCTTGATAACTTCAAGAAACTACCTATTAACCACGGAGACATTAACTTCACAGAAGTATACGATCGCCTAATGCGCTAAATACTGTATGAAAATAAATGAGATCATCTGCGAAGACGTGTCACAAGGCGACTTTGCTCAAATAGAGCGATTTGCTGATGCGCTATGGGGCAGGCTTGGCATTGACGTAAAATTTACTTGGCACTTCATGCAACGTGTAAACGATGTGCGCAACGGTAAGCCTATCACCACGGCTGAGCTTATTCGTATGTTCAAGAAGGAATATATGAAGTACGGCAAAGATGTGTCTAGCATGGACAACTCAGTAGAAGCAGTCTTCAAAGATGCGATGACTGCTATCAACTTGCCATTCGTTATCAAAGACACCCCGCAAGGTAAAGAGCTTATCGCCAAGACTACGATGCGTAAGCCTAACTTTAAGACTCGTCCCGGCCAACCAACGTATGTCATTGACGATGTTAACTTGCCTAAAGATCAGTGGGAGACATTGATCTCTACTGCTGACAAAGAGGAGGTTGGTGACAACCTTGTGCAGTTAGTGCAGCAAGCATATAACGCTACACCTGAAGGTAGCTTTGTAAACAGTATGAAAGACGTCATCCCGTCTGACTGGGAAGTAATTGACTGGGACGGCGACCAAAGTATCAATGCCACAGTATTCTTCCGCAAGCCACGTGGCAATGAAAACTGGCAAGGCTATAAGATACAAGGGTTGGGTCACGATGGCCAACGTGCGTCTAAGGATCGCGCTATCAAGAAGATGATACAGATGCTTGAGACTCGTGGTTATTGGTTAGAAGGATCAGACGCAATGCGGGCAGTGCTTAAACGTTACCAAGTCATTGCAGTGTCAAACGAGCAATTCCTGCAGCGTCTGTTCAATGACTCACAGCTACGCATGGTGAACCACGACACATACCAACGTAAACTAAGCAACCGTGTCATCACTGAATCTGTCTTTGGAAGGCCTATTCTGCGATGAAGATAAACGAGATCATTACTGAATTGCGCAAAGCAAAACCTCGCGAACCAAAAGCAGGTGATACAACTCCGCACGATTACAATCCTGGGTGGGAGACACTAAACTACCTTAAAGAGCAAGCATTCAAACAAGGTCAGCGTTTAGCTGAAAGCTATCAGTTATTCATGCCACGTAGAAACAATGGTGCGCAGCCAGCTCGTGATCGCAGGATGGCAAATATAGGAAACAAATGGGCCTGGGACGAAACTGATCCTACACAGCTTAAGCCGCAGTACGCAAGGTGGGAGCAGGGACAAAAGGATCTAAGTCCCAATGGTATGCAAGATGACGAAGTGACGGAAGCAGCACCAATACTAAAACCAGGTAAGGCAGAGTCTCCCCCTGGCAATAACAAACCACACGCTGACCTATGGACAAGCACTGCTAAACGTGGTGGTGATGGCGCTTACACAAGTGATTGGGTACGCTATGTCAATGATGCAGGGCACGATTGGATGGCACCAAAAGGTTACCTATACAAAGTCAAACCTGGTGCATTGATACTAGAATTAAACAGCGACCACGATGCTGAACGTATCTATCAAGCATTTGAAAGTTTAGGCACAGCACAACCTATTGACTACAGTAGTTCATACGGTAGATTAACAAAAGCATTTCCGTGGGATCAAGTTGTAAAACATTTTGATGGTGTGCGCCACGGGGGATACAATAGTCGTGACGATTTTATATACGGTTGGGATTGTGAATCAACTGCATGGTTTAACACTAGCTTCTTAACATTGGTAGCGGAGGTTCCTATCTCCCGCTACAGGGAAGACGAATACTAAAATGAAGATAAACGAGATCTTAACAGAAGAAGAGGCGCCGATCCTTCCCAAGCGAGTAACTGACAAGGAGTTGGTTGCGCTATTGGGTAAGGGTAAGACCAATGCTATGCTTCGTCACCCTTGGTTCCAACGCTACTCCAACTATCAAAAGGCATACCGCTATGCAAAAGACAAATGGGGCTTTGTCACTGTTGACATGTTCCCTTTCTTTGTAGAGCACAATAGAACTCCTGATGGCGGCATTCGTCCTACCATCTATGTGTCGTTCATCTTCTCTTACTCTGGTACCAAGGTAGTGCAAGCACATCAGTTTACACGCCCATTGGTGCCTGATGAGTTTGAATTGAATAACAAGATTACTGGTGGGTGGCAGCACGGCACGACTTGGAAGGTAGACAAAGTAAAAGAAGATACTTACCAACCACCAGAGCTACACACTGGTGACAAGATTCTCAAGGGCAAGTTTAAGAACAGTCCCGCCACGATTAAAGGCTTCTCTAAAGACAAACACAACCAGCCAGTGCTAAAGACTGACAAAGGTGCAGTGCAATTGTTCAAGCCCCGTGTCACGAAGTTGATGACAAACGAATCAGTGATGCCTGGTACTTACGTGCACGAAACATCTCCAGAGAAGGCTGCGCAAATTGCAAAGATGGGGTTCAAGCCATCGTACGAAGGCATCTTCTTTAACCGCGACGGTACAGGTTACTCGGGTGGTGGTTACGGTGGCGCATTGATAACAGTGCAGCTAAACATCACTAAGTTACTTGACATGGACGGTGACGCAGAAATGCCAGAGGACTTAGACGAGTTTGCTGATGGTGAAGAGATTGCCCAGTACGCACGTAGTCACGGTTACCAAGCTTGGGCTGATGACTTACAAATCGCTGTACTTGACCCACGTTGCATCAAAATCGTGAGCATTAAATGAACCTGTACGACTTATTTGAAGGCGCGACAGACGTCTTGTATCACTATACCGGTATTCGCCCGGCTCTTAAAGTTTTGCAAAGTGGAATGTTTGAGCTAAGTCGTTCTACAGGTAATAAGTCTGAAGAGAACTATGCACCAGCAGGTTACGATTACTTCTTCTCCACTACACGCTCCAAGACTGGCGACTACCATCGCATGGTTGGCAATGGTGCAGTTATGTTCGTCTTAGACGGGCAGTGGTTTGGCCAACGTTACAAAGTAAAGCCTATTGATTATTGGGATCGCTCTTGGTTGCAAACTCACGACCGGACTCGCGAAGCTGAAGATAGGGTATTCTCTAAAACACCTGCAATTCCAATTGGCGGAGTCCGTGCTATACATGCATTTATCAATGAGCATAACGAGTGGCGCTCTCCTGAGTTACGCACTATGCTATTGCAGGCTAAGAAACTTGGGTTGCCCATTTTTATGTATAATAATGAAGAGGCGTGGCGCTTGCAAGATACACGCAAGGCATTGACAGTGCAACAGATGGCACCATTGCTTAAGGGTGTTATGCCAGTGGCACACCAGTACAGACCAAGTACAGACTACATTAAGCCATGGCTGGAATTGATCCATAAGAAGAGCAAAGCAGACTTAAGCCCAGAAGGTGAAAAGTTGCGCTATAACTTGGTATACTACGGATCACGTTACGAGAACGAAGATAGCGGATTGGGCAATGCATTGGCTAACGAGCGTAAGCCAGGTAACACTGGGTATGACTCTGCAACCAAGCTGATACAAGCGATGCGCCAATCTAAGTTAAACTCACCACTTGCACTGAAAAATGCGTTGTGCCAGAAGTGGGAAAATATTAAATGATCACAATAGAACCCTACTTAGAGTTCTACATCACCAACGTTTGTAACTTAGCTTGTAAGGGCTGTAATAGATTCAACAATTACAAGTTTAAAGGACATCAAACGTGGGCAGACCACGAGGCAGAGTATGCTAAGTGGTCTAAACGTATAACTGCTCCCTTCATTACTATCATTGGGGGCGAGCCTACATTGAATCCCGACTTGGAAAACTTTGCTGCTGGTATACGTAAGCTATGGCCCGATAGCGAGGTGATGATTCAGACCAATGGCACGTATCAACGCCCACGGCATATCAAATTTTGGAAGAATTACAAAGTGGGATACGGTGTGTCATTGCATGACCCAGCTACTGCTGATGACATTAAGAAAACATGGAAGGACCATGGTGGGACATTTGACGCTTACGACTTTCATCAAGCAGCATTGATAGAGGATGGTGATAAGTTTTTACTTCATGACAGCGTACCGATTACTGCATTTGAGTTTTGCGATATGAAGCACGATCGCACGATGTTTAACGGAAAGCTATTCAAGTGCCCGTCAATGGCAACGATACCCGAGTTTAGAAAACAGTTTGATGTTGTGCTGTCACAGGATGATGAGACACTACTAACCTCTTACCAACCACTAAGTGCAGATTGCACTGAAGAAGAATTGCAGACATTTTTTATGGACAGGGATAAACCTATTCTGCAATGTAAGTTTTGCCCGCAAAACTTAGTGTGGGCTAAAGCTCTTTAACAACGTCTGCTAGGTGCGGATAAAATTTGCGACCAGCATATCCATTATCGTCACCTAGCTTTGCTGCTAGTTTTTCTTTAATGTCTGCTTGTGCGGCCTCCCAACATTCACGAAGCAATTGAGAATCACTGTTGTGCTTAGTAGTCCACTGGTCATACGTCATGTTTGTCCTCTAGATTCAAATTTGCACGAGATACAATCTCGCTGTAAAAACTATCTAACTCACCACCAAAACTTCCACGCATTATATTGTAATACGCAATGATTGAATCCCATTGTGAATTACGCAATGCATTTAAAAACACCTGGTGGTTTGCTTTTTGTTCTTGTAGCTTGTCTAAGTCCATGAATGCAAGCTTCTCAACAGGTACTACACAGAACGCAGTTAGTGGCACGTCAGACCCAGGCACATCAAAAGTTTCTAGCTCAACTAGTGTGTACCGTTGGCGTATTTCTTCTACACTCTCGGGATTAAAGACGATTTGCATACTTGGATAAATCCAACTGCTTGAATAATAGTTGAACACCCTTGGCTTGCGACTTACAATCCTCTACAGCATTGTGCAGTGTCTTAGATGTCTTGTCGCGTGGGTCTCCCAAAATACTAAACAATGTACGTGAGTCCATCACTTGCCAGAAGTCCCAGTTACGTGGCAACTCGTACATTTTAAACAATGTCTCAAGGATCGTAATGTCAAAGTGAGGACCTTGGCACCAAATCTTGTCTACTCCTACTAGGAATTTGTTCAATGCAACCAGTGTGTCGTATACACTGTGGCGGTCATCGGGTGACAAGGCTTCTTCCATAATAGCAGGATCTTGCTTGCCCCACCATTCCATTGTGTCCTCAGATACTTCACGACCACGCTCAATTTGATCGTCAATGTCCAATCGCATGTACAGTTCTTCGAACGGTTCCTGCAAAGTGAATGCATTGAATTTAACTGCGCCCAATGTAAGCACTACAGCGTCGTGTCCTGCTGATAGTGTTTCTAAGTCTAACATACAATCCATTATTTTCTCCTAAATTAGATAAATAAACATAACGGGATCAATTATGTTCATTAAAAACAAATATTCTAAATGGTATTATAGCATAATAGCTAATGCAACTACAAGAAATTTGAGTACTTCTGTAAAAACTGAAAAGCATCATATTTTACCCAAATCCATCGGTGGCAATAATGAGCAATCTAACTTAGTCAAATTGACTTTGCGCGAACATTTTATATGTCATAGATTACTGCCTAAAATGACTACTGGTGTAGCAAGAACCAAAATGATGTACGCAATATGGAAAATGTGTCATTCATCTGGTACTAAGAAACTTGCGTTCAAATTAAATGCTCGCACATATAGCGCAATTAAAGAAATGATGCGATCAGTTAGAAAGTCTGAGGATTTTACTCCAGAATGGCGGGCGAAATTATCTAAATCAAGACTTGGAAAAGGCACATGGAACAAGGGAATTGGGCGCACAAACGAAGAGAAAGAGAAAATGTCAGCGACACGGAAAGCAAGATCTTCAGACCCGACATGGAATTTACGTCCTCCGTGCAGCGAGGAAAAAGCAGCGAAAATACAAAAAGCCAACTTAGGAAAAAAGTGGGCACACCATAAAGAAAGTCTCCAGCGAAAATATTTGTCACCAAATGACTTTCTTTCCTATATTACAAACGGATGGGAACCTGGTTTAGGAAAATTTTAATCTTCTTCCAAAAGTTCTTCGAGTTCAGGCTTCGTAACAAACTTACCACCAAGATCAGGGAACCATGTTGTATGGTACTCCTTGCCACCTAGCTTGTAATAGTCTGTCATTGAGTGCTGGTTGTTTGTTGATTTGAACGGGTCGATCATCTTGAGCAAAAGCATAATGTCTGTGTACTCTTGCCCTTCAATCTTGCGCATAGGAGGACCCATTACACTGCGCAAAAACGCTTTGGCCTTAGCCGGGTCATCGCGCATTTCTTTACGGTGTCTCGCGAGACCTTCTTTGAGTAGAGTTAACTCGCTCTTTTTAGACATCAGCTTCAAGCTTGATAGCGAGAGGGAAACCGTTGTTACGTGCAAGCAATGTTACTTCCACGCCTTTTTGTTCTGCCAATTCGTATGGCAATGTTGCGGCAACTGCGGCGCCGTCTTCATGCACCTTTGTCATAATGTGCTCTGCCGTAACATCATCGTGGCCAAATACTGCCTTCAATGTTTCAATAACGAACTCCATTGTGGTCACATTGTCATTGACATAAATGACATTGAACAATGGTGGCGGTTGCACATCAGTGCGAGGTTGAATACGAACTTGATTTTGGATTTTGGTTGATGTAGAGGACATATTTGAATCTTAAATGGGGAGGAAAAGTCCCTCCCCTTGTTGCATTATAGCGTTTTACTTGTTAAAAGTCAACGCGATTTTGCGTGGCTTCTTCTCTTCTGGTACTACGAGTTCCAGAGCAATAGCCAAAATGCCATTTGTGACATTAGCGCCACGAATTTCTACGTGTTCCGAAAGATTGAACACACGTTCGAAATTACGAGTGGAAATGCCTTTGTGAGCATAAGTAAGTTTTTCCTTATCCTCTGTGGCCTTTTTGCCGCTTACGTGCAAAGTGCCGTCCTTCAATTCTACGTCGAGTTCGTGCTCACCAAAACCAGCGACTGCAACTTCAATAACTGTGTTCGTCTCATCGATGTTTACAATGTTGTATGGTGGGTAGTTCTCGTTCGACTTGGCGGAATTGGCGAATGTACGATTTAGCTCATTGAACATTCGGTCAAAGCCGATAGCTGTACGATGAATTTCAGGTAGGTTAAGGGTGTGAATAGAAAAGTTTGTCATGTTGTTCTCCTGTTAAGCAAGTATGACTTTAAATGCAGCCCGATTATTCGGCACTGCACAAATATTTATTTTACACTCTTTTGCATTATATGCAACTATTATGGCTATTTTACTACTGTAAACTTTTCAGTAAGTTTTGGTGGGTTCATAATGAAGAACGACAAATCTACAGGATTCGAAAAATGGTAATTAAGCTCGTAACCAGCAAGGTCAACTTCAAATTTGATTTCGTAATACGTTAGCCATGTAAGCATTTCACTTAGTACCATCATGCGCTTTGCCTTCCGCATTGACCCGTTTGGAATAATGAATTGAATATAGTCCATCAATGTGCATCGCGTACAGTTTGTTCCGTGATCTCTAAGGCAGCGATTCCTTGCGCTTTCATCTCAGTTAAAGCGTACATATAGGGCATTAACGTGCGTTCCAGGATGCTTTTCAGCCCTCTTGCGCCCGTGCCCTGCTCGTGTGCTAACTCTGCACAAGCTTGTATTGCACCGTCTGTGAATTTTAATTCTACGTCGTCAGACTCAAAGTAGAACTTCATCTGTGCGAGTAAGTTGTTGCTTGGTTCCTTAAGAACACGAACAAAGTCTTCTACTGTTAGCGCATCAATTGGTACTGCAATAGGGAAACGACCAGTGAACTCTGGGATCATACCAAACTTGATAAAGTCATCAGGAATGAATGCAGCCGTGTTTACTTTGGTCGCAGTGTTACCAAATCCAATAGCAGAACCTTTTTGTCTACGTTCCACGATCTTGTCAAGGTCAGAAAATGCGCCGCCCGCAATGAATAAGATCTTGCTTGTGTCAATCTCAACCTGATCCATGGCAGGATGCTTCTTACTGCCGCCCACGCTTACTTTGCATATAGTGCCTTCTACCAATTTTAGTAATGCTTGCTGGACACCTTCGCCAGACACATCACGGGAGATACTTGCGCTCTCAGACTTCCTGCCAATCTTATCAACTTCGTCTAAGAAGACGATTCCGTGTTGGCATCGTTCTACATCATTATCTGCTGCACTTAGTAGGCTGCTAACGACACTTTCAACATCGTCGCCCACATACCCTGCTTCAGTTAGTGTAGTCGCATCTGCTACGACGAAAGGAACATTGAGGTAACGTGCGATTGTCTTAGCAAGCAATGTTTTGCCTGAACCTGTTGGCCCAAAGATAAGGATGTTAGACTTCTCTAACTCAACAGGGGACTCGAAGTAAATGCGCTTATAGTGATTCACCACGCCCACAGCGATAGCAATCTTTGCTGCATCCTGTCCGATAACGTACTGGTCAAGATAGGCTTTGATCTTCATCGGATCTAAAGCCTTCGTGATCTTTTTATCTTTGCGTAGAGCATCGTTGTGCTCTTTGTTTAGTATGCTTGCACATAGTTCAATGCACTCGTTACAAATTCCCGCATCATTTGCGACAATAAGTTTGTCAACGTCTGAGCGGGACTTCCCGCAGAAGTTACAGTGAACTAATGGTGTCAGTGACAGATTTGAGTTCATTTGCGCGATTTACGAAGTAGTCCAACACTGTTTGATGTTTGCGCTCGTTACCTAAATCTCTTGGGCCATAGTGGTATGCAATTTTACTTGTTGCATAAAATTCTTTAATACCACTAATGCCGTTAGTAACAGTGTTTATGATGATTGCATCTGCTTTGTCAACAGCTTCTTCAAGCCATGGCAAGTTATTAAGGTCTTCTTTGTATAAGTATACGTTAAAGGACTCGTTGTGGCTGCCGCACAAAAACGCCAGCGTTTCGACATCGACTGGATCTACGTCAATTAGTAAAATTGTATGATTAGGTTCGTCAACGAAGTCCGGAGGTGTAATAAAGTTTGTAGTGTTACTCATTTTTGTTTAGGTATTCTGCTATTTGATCTTGTTCAGGTTGGGTTAAATCATCCAACGAATATTCGCCGGATTCAATCTTCTCTATTAAGTATTTAACATATTCTTCATTGTACGTATAAGAATCCGATGCAGTTTTTTCTACGTGCATCCAAGTATTTCCGTTAAACTTAAACAGTCTTGTTGGTAAGTAATCAACTCGTAAATACATATCACCCTTGTTTGCAATGGCAGGGAATGTTGTCCCAAAATCTGCAGAAACTTGGGCATTACCTTCTAAGTTGTCTGCCTCAATAGGAGCAGGGACCCACTCTTGTCTAGACGTTTTAATACGTGTATTTGGGTCAACATGATCAACTGTGACTTGTACTAACTCAGGCGGTGCATCAATGTGCTCTACTGCAACTTGAACTATTTCTGGTAATGCTTCGTCAGTAATGTTCAATATGTCAGGAATTGGTGGAATAGGCTCTAAGCTGCCCATTGCAGTAATAATATCCTCTTCGGGGTCAACTTCTAATGTGGGAATCTCGTCCGGTAATTCAAAATGCTCGCTGTCAACAAAGTCTATTAACTCGTTGCGTTGTAACGCAGCAGGCATTGTATCCAAATTTGGCAGCGGCTCGTTGTACATATCTTCAGATACACGCTCTGCAATAATCTCGTCTGCCAATGCAATCATCTCTGGTGTAAACTCATCAGGGGTCGGTTCGTTGTTATAATTGCGAATACCCTCGTCAATTTTTGCAGATAACTCGTCAACCTTTTCCATTACCGCCAATTCAGCTTGTGTCAATTCTGGTACATCCAATAATGATTCCTCAATCGCCGGAGGCGTATCACTAAATGCATGGCGGCTGTCATCCCACTCAGATGACATTTCAAATACTTCTTCTACTGCGTCATCTTCCTCTTCGCCAGGAATTGGGTCGGGATCTGTGTATGTCGTTGTAGTTGTCCAGTGAATTGGTCCTGGTGTTCCGTGAATATATGGATCGTAAGGCTCAAGGGGCCCGACGCTTGGTATAAATGCAGGGACAGGAGGAACTCGTTCGTCTGGAACTTCAGGTAACCCATGCTCTGCAACAACCTCGGGCTCATCGTGCACATAGCCGCCCTTACCATGCCTTGCCCATTCAAACTGCAATGATGCAGCAAGGATTAAGCACAACGCAAGTGGATCAAACACCATAACGATAAGAACAATAACCCAGCGCACCGCTCGCTCAAGCAAGTTGGAATCAGGATTATCCCCGTATATCAAGGCAGCAATGTACTTGATAGGTCCAACTTCAGCTTCAATCTTGCGGGACTGTGCTGCAAGCGGCGCCCTTTGCTCTTGCAGTTTAGCTATCTCAGTTTGAGCCTTGCCAATCTCGTCCTGTAACCCTGCTCGTTCCTTTTGCTGCCTTTTACGCAATTGAGACGCAATTTGCACACTTCCCACATCAGTGCTTCGAGTGATGGTTTGATCCACCGTTGCATCCATTTGCTTAAGAGCTAACCGTGCAGAGGCAATGTTGTCTTTTTGTGTGGCGATCTTCTCGTCAAACAGTGATACCTGCGCAGTGGAGTCACCTGTTAGTGATGCTTGTTCTAAGTGGGCCTTGGACAAGTATCCAAAAATACCCATAGAGGTCAGGAACATTAAGAAGATGATAGCGGGCACGAGATACGTTTTAAACGTCCAGGGTATACGCTTCCAATTATTATGCAACCACACTGTGGCAACCACTTTGCCTAAACCAAGTGATGCGCCCATAACGATAACTGGCACCACAGCCGCAGCGAAAATGGCTGTCAATCCCATAATGGAATAGTATTCAGCTGTTAAAGAAAGAATGAGGGCCGTAGCCAGAATGATGATTCCGTATAGCATAGTATGTATTTAGCGATGTTTGTACCGCTACTTTACACTAATGTATTAGGAAATGCAAGCTTAACGGTTATTTCCAGGGACGACCTGGGTTTAATGGAGTAGGACGGGGAGGATCTACCTGCGGATTGTCAATAGTGTGCAGTGCACGATAACCCACGGTTCCGGTTGCTGCTCGTTTTGCTTGAGCAGCGGCAAGTTTAGCGGCTACACGAGCCGCTTTTGTTGGTAATGTAGAGATGCCGTTTTGCGCCATCAAGTATTTAGCTTAATGGATCAAATCGTCGTCACTAATGTCATTCAGTTCAAGGTTTGCTTCTTCAACCAAACGCAAAATTGCTTTTCCTAAATCGGCAAACTTGTCTCCGCTTGAAGCCCAATGTTCGGCCAAAATTTGATAGTCACGCAGCACTTGTTCCTGATCTTCGTCGGACAAGTCCTCTACATTCACTAACCCTGCGTGGATCTGCTGGATTAGTGGAATGTCTTTTTGCTTGTGTTTCTTCTTACCCATTACAGTGCCATAATACGCTTTAGGACCTTACGTGCATCCTTGAGCCCGGTGCCCATCAACATCTCGTCAGCAGCTTCCGCTTGGAAGTCATTGAAGTCCTTCATGAATGCATCCAACGCACCACCCACAAATTCGACCTTGTATGTGGCATTTTGCGCTTGGCAAAAACGTGCAAGTTCTTCTGGGGTCATTTTATCGTGGCTCATATAATTCTCACTTTCTGTGGATTAGCTCTATCGCTAAAATATTTAGTGCCTTTTTCACGGATTAAATCTACCATGTATTGTGCAGCACCTTCGTCGAACATCTCCCTGATTTCCTCTTCAGTAATGCCGGCCGGCATACCAATGGAGTATACTTCGTAATGCCGCTGTGGGTTAGCTCGCGCACGAAGCAAAATGCTGTGCATCAAACTGTTCAACTCATCACCAGCAGTTACCCCTTTCTTCACATTCTCTGGATCAGGAGCAGAAAGTGTATCCCACATTGCCTGCTTATCTTGATCCAGTTGACGAGATTGGTACTCGTCAATGTTGATTACAGCCTCGATGCCATCAGAGCACCAAGACAGTAGCCAAGTGGAATGCTTACTCTTGCGCATGTTGCAGCACAGCCTTGTACTCGTGTTTCACTGGAGCATTGTCGGAGTGCAGCAAAAACTTCGAGCCCATTGCAGCTTTAACTTCTGCAAGGCGTGCCTCATTACGTGCACGGAGGTCAGCGTTCTTAGCGTCGACTTCGCGCAGTGCAAATATTTCGTCTGATGTTAGTTCAGGGCGCATTTTATTGTCCAGTCTTAGATTGAATCCATGTACCAGCAGCGGTCAGGTCCTTGCCTGCACCAGCTACGGCGCCACCAACTGTGCCACATGCTGCGAGCATGGACACAAGAATGAGTGTTACGATTGTTTTCATGATTTACTCCTTAACGTAAATAGAAATTGGGCGAATCCAGAATTGATACCACTTGGGCTCAGAGTAGCCAAGTTCATTGGCACGTTGCATCAATTCAGTGTGGGTAATGTCGTAATATGTCATTGCTGTTGCAACTTTACCACTTACGAACCGAGCATGAACGGCATCGTAAAAATCTTGTTGTACCCGTTTCATGATTTCTTCTTTCCTGTGAGTTTAATAAACATCCTGATAGGGAACATCAAAAACGCATTGGGAGATGTTGGCCCAAATGCATAAGTTAAAACGTAGACCACACTGACAAAGCAGTACATGACCAGCGCAATCATAAGCAGTATAAAGTAAAATAACATTATGCCATCTCAGCGTAAGCACGGGCGACTTCCTTGCGGAGGTCTTCAATGCGGGTGGTTAAGTGTACAATGCGCTCTGCAATGCCGCGAGTCATTTTCTCGTCGTCAGCGTCCAGTGTGTCATTGAACTCGTATTGGGCAATGGAGAGTTGCTCTTCCAGCACCATCAATTCTTCTTGCATGTTGCCAACGTCGCCAACAGGACCAGCGCACTTGTCAGCAATCGCAGCAACCTTAGGAGCAAGGACTGCCTTTGTAGCGGCCTTGGCCTGCGCAACAATCAGCAGTTGACCTGCATAGATCTCAATGCGCATCTTGCCAGTGCGATCCAGCTTGCGCCAGTAGGCGACTTGCTTGGGGGAGAGGTAGCCAAAGCGGGAGAAGAAGTTGGCCATGGACGTTCCCATCCGTGCATGGCAAGGACGGAAGCCTTCACCATTGCGGGAGATAACAGTCTCTTGCACTTGCTCAGAAGCAGTTTGGCGCTCGTTAAGGGCAACCAACGCACGGGCAATAGCCTTGTCGTTTGTCTTGAGCAACGTAACAATTTCTGCTTTGGTGACCATTTTGAACTCCGTTAATTACTTACTAAGCCACTATTGTACAATAAATGGCTTTTTTAGTCAAATTAGGCAGTTACGCAGGTACCGCGGATGTAAGGGCCGTGTTGGTAGCAGCCGCTATTTTGGGGGCCGTCTTGAGTAACGCGGGTATTGGCAGTGAGGCCTTGAGCTTGCAGGAGACGCTCTACTGCGGCAACGACAGTTGCGGAAGCGGAGGGCATAGCAAAACCTACAGTGCGGCGATCTCCGCTATTGCGGTTGCTGTTAGTGTAGCTGTCGTAAATGCTGAAACCGTTGGCACGGGCAATGTAACGAACTGCGGCGCGGAACTGAAGGGTGGTAGCTACTTGCATTTGGAAACTCCGTTAATTACTTACTAAGCCACTATTGTACAATAAAACCATTTAATGGTCAAATCATGCAAAGTTGTCAAAAGCGTCGTGGCCTACGTCAAAACCGTGTTTCTTGCAGAATACGCTCCAAGCGGGCAGCGACTTCATGTCATTGTAAGTGTCAACCCAATTGTACATGCGGGTGGACATGGAATAGCCTTTTGCGGCGGTGTTATAATACGCATTTTGGTTCTTGACCAAAAGCAGTTGGAGACGCTCAAGTTCTGCTACTTGCTTTTCCATGTCCGTTTTACGCTTTGCCATTTTCAACTCCATTAACTACTTACTAAGCCATAATTGTACATTAAATGGATTATTCAGTCAACCCAAGGTCCACGCCGTTTTAGCCCTTTGATCTCAGAATGCTTGCATCGCAGTATGTTGATTTTCTCTTTGCCCACTTTCATGGGTAGGTCAAGGTGGATAATGTACACTGGCCCTTCTTCTGTGGAGATGAGTGTGTCGTTTCCCACGCTTCCAACGAAGGGAATGTTCTTGTACTTGCCCTCAACGCGGGCCATGAACTCGTACTTTGCTTTGTATCCGTTCTTCTCAAACCATTCAGTCTGTGTCGCCATTTTGGTCATCCCTTCGCAATTGAATGGCTTCCTCAATGCCTTCCCAGTTGTCTACACCAGCATCTTCGAGACATTGAAGCCAAAACTGGTCTTTACAAAGTTGGTCGTACTCTGCTTTAGTGATAGTAATCATTTCTTGTTCCATTATCTTTCCCTATTTAAGTATTCAGTTGCATCTTTTGGGTTACCCACACCTTCAATGTCCCAGCGCAGTGCTTGCAGAATATCAAAAAGGAGCTCTCCGGCAGCTTGGTCTGACGAAGTGTGGGTTGCGACGATTTCTTCAATTTCAGCGAGTTGGCTCATTATTTGATTCCTATTAGGTTGCGAAGTTCTTCCATTGCGCTTCCGCGGCCGTGTTCATACGCTGCATTAAGTAGAGCAGCGATCTTCCATGCGTCTACTTTTACAAGTTCGTCCGCTTCTAAGACACGGGTGCAAACACCAGGGTCATTGTAGTGCATAAGCAGGACGCGATCGTTACCATCTTCGTCCTCTTTAACTATCCATTGTAGTAGTCGTGCCATAATTAAAACGCGATGTCGTCGTCCATGTCTGCAAAGTAGACGGGTTCCCATACCGGCCCAACATACTTAGGATTGTCGAAGCTGTTAAACACTGTCTGATAATCCCAGACACTGTCTCCGCGCAGTCTATCTTGTTCTTCAGTGAGAATTTTTATTCCTGCCCCGACTGGCGTGTCGTCATCGTCGTTCCCGCGTATTACGCGGATGTCGCCGTTTGTATATGTGCCGTCCCATCCGCCGTTGATTACACGGAAACTAAAGTTCGCAGGATCAAAGTCGTCCTTGACTGTGACCAGCAGACTGGGCCTGCCGTCGCTATCACCAAGCATTAGTCTCATTACAGGCAAGCCTTTACAACCTTGGATGCCATGCCGCCGTCATACTTGCCAGCGTGTTTTGCCTTGAGCGCAGCCATAACTTGGCCCATGTTAGCACCAACACCAAGCTCGTTAAGGATTGCACGTACTGCAATAGTAAGCACGTATTCGTCCATTTGTTGTGGCATGTAAGGTGCTAGGATAGCGGCTTCGCCACGCAGCATTACAAGTGCTTCGACGTTCTTTGCAGCTTCCATGTACTTGATGGATTCGTTGATACCGTCAAGGAACTTCTTGACGAGCTTAACCACGTCAGCGTCAGTGACCTCACGGTTGCCATCGTTTTTGCCAATGGCGGTTAGCTCACCAATTAGTGTGGTAAGCAGAGTTGCAGAGAGACCCATCTTTGCCTTGCGGGCAGTAAGTTGGTCAGCTTTGATTTGTGCAAATAGTGTCATCATCTTTCCTTAAAAATCGTTGTCATCAATATCCCGCGGCTCAGGCAGCGGTTGTCTCTCGGGTATCTTCCCTTCGTACATTTCAGTCCACTGCACATACACATCCATCGCAGTAGAATGCGACAATGCGTGAGCAGCAAGGTGCACCATCATGTGGTTCACGATCATATCAGCGAACTTCTCGTGATCGAAAGTTTCGATGTCAATGGTGCACTGCTCGGCAAATTCTACGAACTTTGGATGCATAGTTCAACCCCATAAAATGTCGCAGCATATGCAACTCGCGCTGGACTTGCGGCGTGCGTGTCCATGAGATCGTATGCGAACTTTTCAATCAGCAACTTAGTAAGACGATCAGTATATTGGTCAATACCGCGCTCACCATTGGCGTCACATTCTTTCAATGCTTCGTCAGCAAGTTTCTTAATACGTTCGTTCATTCTTTGCCCCTTAGCAGAGTGATTGTCGGGATGTCAGTTATGTCAAGGTGCGTGATTGCCGTGATAACCATATAAACAAGAAACACGACATTTACCACTGGAACAATAGACGCCATAGTAAACATCAACAGATCGCCAAACGACAGATCCATTTTCTCATACCAGTTTATAAAAAGGTTCCCCACCAAGCATACCACGACGGTGACTGTGTATACGTTTTCCATCACTAAACTCCAAAATACGCTTCGAGCGATTCTGCAAATTCGGGACCGCCCACATCACGCAGGTGCTGGCATGATTCCTTAACAACCAACTCAGCAAGAGTGGATGCCATTATAGCAGTCCAAGCGGTATCGTTGCTTTCAACTTTAATGTCATGCTTTTTGCACATCTCATAGGCAGTTGCGCCTGCTTGCTCAAACAATTTTATTGCACGGCTGTTCATTTGTTATACCTTTTAGTTGTCTTCATCGTCATTTTCGACAAAATGGGCAACTTTGTCGCCATTTTTAATCTCACCAGGCGGATTAAACTTTTTCACAAATGCCCGTGCAGCAGCTTCGGTTCGAAACTCTTTAACATCTTCTAGAAAATCGCCATGATACATATTGGCTTCAAAAATCTCTACATAGTATTTCATTCTTCTTCCTCACCCTTGAAAAAGTCCCATCCTTTGCCGCCGAGCTTTTTCCAGTTTTCGTATTTCTGCACTTCTTCTTGACAGCGTCTGGGTTGTCCCACGCTACCAATAACTGCACCGCAATCAAGGCAGCGGTAACCGTATCCTGCACCTTCGTCAAATATTGCTACTCCGCCACACGGCGAGTAGATTTGCTTGGGGTTTATGCTGTCGTTCATCACATCTCGTCAATCTGTACGCTCATGTCGCACCAGTTGCCGCAAAGGCCCACAGCGCTCTTCATGCTTGCATTCATACTCTCGAGCGAGCGCAAAGCAGCGGCTACGGCGGCGTTAGTGGCAAGTTGATCGCCAAGTTGCCAGCGGATTTGCTTTGCAGTAGTGTATACAGACACGCCCTTAACGATGACGCGAAACTTCTGCGATTGTTTGTACTTGAATGTCTTAGCCATTTTATGCCTTAAAGATTTCGAATGCACGGGCAAAGCCGCAAGAGAAAGGAACAGGGTGATTGACACCTTGTTGGGCGCATTTGCCGTTAGTACCAGATGGGCAACGAGCGCGGAACGGACAGTCCGTAAACGCGGGGATTTTGCCTTGTACTAACTGTTTCATCGCTTACTCCATTAACTTACTAAGCCACTATTGTACATTAAAACGATTAATGGGTCAATTCTGAAGAATGTCCCAAACATTTAGCTTTTCCTCTGCCGCTTTGCGCAGTCTCTGCTCGCGGTCCAAACTTTGCCGTGCGTCTGCTGCTTGTGCTTTTGCCAGTATTAGTTTCTGCTCTTGATCAGCGAGCAACTCAATCACTGTGCGAGTTGTTAGCCGCTTGATTTCTTCATCCTGCTCTTTGATCATTTCTTCAGCTGAACGGAGGTCACAAGTCACATTGTCGAGTGCTTGGTGAATCTCAGCGGGAGTGTCAAAATCTTCAAACACATCTTGCCACGCTTGCTTATTTTCGATGATTTTCAGTAAACGCTGCACAACGGGGTCAAGTGTGCCAGAGAGGTAAACATAGTTGATAAAATCTTTGTCAACTGCAAGTTGCGCGGCAATGTGTAAATGGTTCATTGTGTGTACTTAAGTGCGGCCATTGTAAATGCAGCATCAGCTTCATCGTATTTCCAGAAGAACCAAGTAAAGTCTCGCGGCTGCTTTTTGGCACCTTTTGTTTCGAAAATCATTGCGAGATCGTCAGTGACCCCTTTTATTTCTTCCCAAGTATTTGCGCCAGTGGACCATTCGCTAAAGTGAATCTCAAACCAAGTCTTTTTGCCAGGCCGCTCTTGCCGCACGAACTCAAACTGTTTCGTTTTCTTTATTACTGTGCGCTTTTTAACATTTGTCATTTTCTTCTCTTTCGAGCCAGGCGTTGTCAAATTCTTCGCGAGTCATTAGCTCAGGATAAGTTAGCTTCAGGTATGTCGCCATTGACTCATCCCAAAACTTAAATGCAACGTAATTGTCAGTGTCATCAGCAAAGGTGCCATCCCATGTGTTAAGGTAATTTGTCTTACCAAACCGTTCCTCACAGAACTTCCATATCACTATCATCTTGTCAAACTCTGTATGTCCCTTACGGCGCATGATAAGATCAACTGACATTAACCCACTCCCACTTAAGGATGAACATACTTGCATCCTTTTCTTCCTTGAATGCAAATACAGTATTACCAAACGTGCAGTGGATAACCCAAAGTTTAGTGCCCATGCCACTCCAGTCTTTGGGTGTTTCGTAAGTCCATCCGCCATAGCCAATATTCGCAGTGCACCAATCAGTCATCTCAAGATGTTGGTGGTAGCGGTCCTTGCCAAAGCGAACTTCAAAGGTCATGCAAACTCTCGCTCGACTTTACCGTCGGTTAGTACGCCCCACATTTTCATCTTGGAACGCATGTCTGCCATTGCAGGGAAATCAGCAGCATACAGTTTCATGTCGTATTGGCACTTGCTGCCGCCAGACCCACTACCAGTGTTGATGCCAGTGTCCTTGAAGTAATCAGAGCCGTAGCCGTCACATTCACGAGGGACCTTGTGATCAGTGGAGCCAGCGTTTACCGTGTAGTAGATATGTCCTTGCCAACCTGGGTAACCTTTGGGTAGGTGTGCATTTTCAGGACGGCTTTGGTTCCAATTTTGTACACCGTCACGTGGGCAAGAGTGAGTGTTGGATACAGAGTCGCTCCATCGCATGTTTTCAAACCTGACACTGACCAGTGTATGCTTGTTCTTTGGCTTCTTGTCAAGGTGCCACAGTGAATGTTTCATGCCGTTAGCGAAGAACCAGTCCCAGTTTTTAGCGATAAATTCTTCAAGCTCTTTGATGCTTGTAACAGTTGCGCCCATGCGCTTGATAAACGATTCGCGCTCTGCTTCCATCTGCCCAATCTTGCGAGCTTGGTTGCGTTGACGAGCGAGTCCACGCAGGTGACTTGTGTATTTGTTTTTGTCTTCAAAAAGCTTGCCGTCAGCATCGCTTTTCCATACGAGAATTTGACTCATTGGAATTGTCCTTCACGTTCAGCGCACTTAACAATGCCAGGGTTGGTGAATCCACCAAAGCCTTCGCACGGTTCGTCGATGTAAATGCTCTTGGGTGTAAAGCCGTAATTGCGTTGGCAGTATTCGTTGATCTCAGACTCAGTGGGAGTCACGCCGTCAAAAACGAGTGTAACCCAACCTTCGAGGTAATTTTTGCTGGAATCGTAAATCATTACAGTTTCCTCGATTCGTCAATGTACGTTTGCATACGTTCCAGCTCAGTTTGGGTGCGCCAGAGATTGTAATTGACCTCAGCCGTATCTTTGTTTTGTTCCATAGCGGCGATAGCCTTGACCAAAAAGGACATAGCTTGATACGCTATCTGAAGTTTTTGCTTATCTACCATGTTATCACCATTAGCTTTACTAAGCCACAAGTATACATTAAGATGATTTATGGGTCAAATCAAATCTTCAGTGGATTCTCCAGCGTAAACTGCACGGCGATTCCGGTCGCAGCCACAGTTAAACCACGTGGCAAAGTCTTCAGCCTCTTGCTTGGTGCTGAACTTTTGCTGGTTAAGGACCTTGTAAACATCCTTGGCAAGTTCGTGCCGCGACTTGGCTACGTGGACTTCAACAATGTGTGTCATTGATAAGACCTTTCTTGCCCAACTTTTTGCACAGTAGTAGGCAGTTGCCTTATAAGGTTTTGTGACTCTTCAACCTTCCAGCCGCAGATTGGACTCTCGGGGAAAATTGCACGGGCTTGCTCGATGTCGTCTACTTCATAGTAGCCGTGAAGGTAATAATCAACATTGCCACAAAAGTCTGCGAACCGTGCGTAAACTGCGACAATCATTTTAACTCCGGAATGTAAGGCGCAATGCTTCCAGATAGTCATCTGTTCCCATTTGCGTGTTGCCATTATCTATTGCATCGTAAATACCCGCACACTCACTAACTATTAACTGTGCGAACTTTTCGATGTCATTTTCCCAAAGTACATACGGATCTCTGCGACCATAATGCAGGCTTGTTTTCTGCATCCCTGCCGCTAAAGCAAGTTTCTCGATTTGTTCGTTCATATGCAGTAATCCATCTCTTGTTTAATCATTGCGAACGGAATCAACCATCCGTTGTTCATTGCTTCCAAGATGTAGTTCTGATGCTTTAGCGGGCAATTGGGATGAATTTCAATTCCCGCAATGTTACACTGTGCAATGCCATCAGTCATTATGAACCGCGGATCATTGTACGGGATTTTAACAAAGGCTGATGGTTTAGATGTAATAGTCATTATTCTTTACTCCAGTATGTACAAAATTTATCGCCAGGTTTCATTGTTGCTTGGTTGACATTTCTCTTAGATCCGTCTGACAGCAAGACAACCGCGTCTCGATAACGCAACTCCAAAATCTGTGTCACGGTTTCTTCATGCTTGCATACATCTGGGTGTTCGGCTTCATTCATTGCCAATCCAAGGCATATTAGAATTATGCTGCCAATAAGAATGATTGTCACCAGTGGTGCAACTATTGAAGGTTTGTGGGGGGTCATTTGTAACGCTCCAGTAATTCTTTGTGGCGGGTTTCGATATCCTTCATGTGCACATCAAGTTTCTTTTGTGCGCCATTCCGGTCCTTGGTTTCCTTTTGCCAAGCTTCCCACAGTTCCAGCGCAGTGCTGCCCTTTGCGAGACCAAGGCCCTTGTATACTACTTGCTTGCTCATATCTTAACTCCAGTTAGTTCTTCCTTCTGCATACTTCAAAAGGAAAAATTCCAATTGTTCGTCAGATTTTACAAAGAACGAATGTTGCCCACTATTTTTTTCCAGCTGGTAAGACCACGGAATATTAGTTCTTAAAATGTTCCGGGTATCAACATCATAACTCGGCCCAAACGTTGATGTAAAGAAATCATGCAATTCCCTGAACGAATCTTTGTTTGCTGCCCATGCGTCAGCTAAAGTAATTTTTTTACGGAATATCCCCGAGGCAACGGAATTACCGTGAATGTCTGAGAGTACGTAGTGCATCTTAGTTACTTAGTAATGCCCACACGGCAGTCTTTTCCAAATCGTCTCGGAACTCTGGATACACGGTGTGCAGCTTGCTTTCTTCGATCTTAGTGTAGGTCTTTTCCTTCTTTTCCCACACCTTACGCATTTGGAAACGATTTATGTCGTAAATCTTAGTAGACAGCTTCTTGCCGCGGCGTCCCCAAAATGAAACATATTTGCCTGGGTCCCAGGCGAACTCATCGTCGGGCTCGCTAATGCAAATTACGCCCCACACCTTGTCGACGTTTTCCTTCTCGTCGCGTTCCCAGCCGATGAACTCGTATTTCATTTAGATGTCCTCTTGACATTGACGTGTTGCTTCCTCGTCGCAATGGCAAAGAGTAGTGTAGTCGCCGTGAATATCTTCAGCGTAAGGGCAAGTGTGGCCTTCATCTTTGCATTCCACTTTTTGCAGTGACTCAATGAGTTCAACTCGCGACACTAAGCGCCAGCTATCAGCAAACCCAACCTCTACCCAATTTACTGGGGCGAGCCAACGGTCGCCATTAGGACCTTGCCCAACTGCGGCAAGTGAACTTCCGCCACTCTTCCAGAACAGGCGATACAAACCCAATGCCAACTTCTTTGCTTCAACTTTGGTCATACGTTTAGAACCCAAAAAATTACTGCGCCCAGCAAACACCCTGATAGGACGACGACCCAGGCACCTGAAATGTCGTCGTCGGGTAACGGACGGGAGATCATTTACTTTGCTCCGAACTTTGCTTGCAACCGCTCAAACTCGCGACGGTCACGGTCTTCAGCCATTGCTGCATAACGTTCTTCTTGCTCGATGCGGTACTGCATTTCAGCGTCAGTCTCGGGCTCGTCAACAAACACCCGCAGGTATTTCTGGTCAGAGTCTGAGTATTGTTCGCAAGTTGAATCCAGCGTAGCATAAAAGCCGTAGGTGTCTAGCAACTTCTTCAGTCGCTCAACTGCTTCCACCAAGGTGCAGCAATCCAGATCAACAGTTTCCTTTTCACGTGCTCGCAGTATGCGCTCACGGTTTACTTTTAGTGCCATTATGAGTTCCCTTCAAATTCGTCAGCGTATTCGTCCATGTCCTCTTGCATCTCGCGCACAACAGTGACAGGCAGTTCAAACTCCTTTGCAACGGCAGTCACAGACTTGCCCTCACGCAGCATCTCTTGAACATTGTAATACAGATCTTTCATTGCAGCCATTAGCTTTCTTCCTTAACATTAATCACGACAACTACCATGCCCTTGACGGGATCGTAGTACCAATCTTTGGAAATCATTTCCACCTTAGGGTCAGTGAGAGAGTAATCTTTCAACCACTCCCGCATTATAATGTCTATTGAGACTGTGCTTACCAGTTGTTTGTATTCAGTTGTCATTTCATTGCCTTAAATTGTGCGAACTGTTCTTCTTGCAGAGCGTCATAAACAGTGCCAGCATCAATTGCTACCTGTTTAGTTGGCACTTCGTAAATGAACGCGATGAGTTCAAAATCCACTTGCTGCCACGGCGCATAGCTGCCACTCATGTAAGTATCAAGTGCCTGCTTTGCTGCAAGCTTGATAACTTCTGCGTAGGATTTCATGCGTACTGCCCCTTCGTGTTACGGACACGGTTTTGGTAAAGATCACGGTAGCTTTGGATACGCGGCTGGTAAACACCAATGTTACGCTTTTCCAGTTTGAATTTTTCGTAAACAAAGTTGCAGCACTCGCCTAGGCTGTTGCTTTCAAACAACACCTCAGCGTCATCATCGTGTGCCAGCTTCATTGCTGGATTGAGATAAAAGCACTGATATTCCATGTCGCTTGCCTTTGTTACTTACTAAGCCACTATTGTACATTAAAGTGAATATTCAGTCAAAAAGAAGGGGCCTGGCAAGACCCCAACTTTAACGGTGTATACTGTTTACTTGAACAGAATAAACGCCAGTGCTGTAGCTTGTGCGATGAATCCAGCGCCGTTTGTTACGACATTGAACATGTTCTTTAGCAGAACTGCGCGAGCAAACATAAGCAGTAGTCCAGTCCAAACGAACAGTACCATGTCAAGTGATGGAGCACGGTCTGTTAGACCAGCCATCATTGCCATCATAGTAGGAACTGTTACGCAGTGCAGCACCACAATTGCCAACCATTCAAGCGTATCCGCTGTGATCTTTGGGAAGTGATTGAATGCAAAGTTCAAAACTTTTTGGGTCATTGGTACCACAGTGGTACCTGCGTCATTAACTTCGTCCATTTTGATTCCTTACTTGTAAAAGATGTGGTGGCCAATTTGTGTAAGCTTTGGCTTACCCCAACCTGGGTTGATGTAGTCTGCGTGATAGAACATTGCTTCAGTCAGACCAGGCAGTCTAAATTCTTCCAACAATACTTTCTTTGCTACGGCTTCGCTTTCGGCGTAATCCGCCGTGTGAATTGGTTTGACGCGAGACTTAGTGTCGCATACCCAGCTAAACTGGCATATAACCTTTTCGTAAATTTTGTTCTTTTGGTAAATGACGCCGCATACGCCGTTACCGAACTTTCCAGACGCTACTCTGTTCATAGTCACTTGCGCGACTGCTACTTTACCTTCGAAGGGTTCATGGCCTGCTTCGTTGTAAATATTTTGCGAGAGGCAATCTAATTGCGCTTCACGCTCTGCTGCTGTTACTACTGCTGTACCCGAATTGATACCGCGTAGGCTGTCTAGTTTCAAATGTGTAACATGTGCCAAAATGTACATCACTAAAACGAATCCAAGCAATGCTAGTGCATTACGTGTGACCTTTGTCCAGTTGACCTGGATTGGGTTTTCCGTTGCTGTCATTGTATATCTCCTTTTCGTGTGTAAAACGCCCTGAAAATTTCGAGGCGTACTTTATATAGCAGTATGAATCCTAAGATAAACACTGCTATAAGCTTATATAGTAGCATAAAACTACTAAATCGTGGAATGAAACGGCTAGATTTGCCGTTTTGTGTTGTTTATCCGCAAATAACGTCCGGACTTCCGCCCGCTAACGCATCACCATCGCTGGTTGCGTCACCAATTCTGGCCAATGGTTGGCCATTTACGAACACGGTTGCAGAGCCTGCTGCTTGTGTGTTTAATCCGCTAGGTGGGTTGTCATCGTGGCCCGAATTGTCGACGTGAGTAGGCCAATGATCACCTACTCTAAGTGCAGGTGACCCATTGATGATGACATCTCCGCTACCTTCCACTGCACCTGGGCGTGGTGGAAAACTTGCATGTCCTGTGCTAGGATCTACTCCTGCTCTTCCTGCTGCTGGCATTAAAATATTCCTTTCGGTACTGCGGCTTGCAATGCGTCTTTGCCAGCCGTGTAATCGTTTGTCACTGTCTGCGAGATTGTTCCAGCAAACACATTGCTTTGTGCGCCAGCGCCACTCTCAGATGTTGCATTGCCTGTTGTGTCGGCATAGACAAAATACTGTGCATTTACAGACGAAGATTGCGATGCAGTGTAGTTGGTAAGTAGGAAAAACTTTTCAGGTAAGTCCTCAAACTTAGAGACAGTCTGCGCAACACGGTCAACGTCTAAGTAAGTAATAGATTTTGGAAATACGCTTGAGTATGCTCCATTAATGCTTATGCTACTACCGTTGATGGTAATGTTTGTACCTGTTGCATACTGCCCGCGAAAAACTCGCACAGATGTTACACTACCGTCAATCGATGCATTGGCAGTAACAGTCGCAGTAATGTTCACCCCTGAAACATATTCATTGAAGGGAATAGAATTGCCGCTAACTGTTAGTCCTGGCATTACGTCTTAATAAGTTGGATACCAGACGTGGTAGACAAGTAATGCTTTACCATTTCTTCCACTGCTGGTGCTGCCATCATTACGTGCGCTTTAGCGACAGTGATGATGTGGTCGTCCTTTGCAGTAAAGAGCGCAGGCATTAAGCCCATACCCTTTGCGCTTGGCACGACTGTTTGCGGCTTCTTGACACGATAGTCAGACGCCGCATCCTCGATGATCTCTGTTACGATCTCATCACCGTTTACCATTTTGAAGACGACGATGTCGCCCTTGTCGAATTTTGAATTGTTGATTAGCATTTTGTTTCCTTATAACATTCTTGGATTAAGTTCTCGCATTCTACGAGTATTGAAAAATGAGCGTGTTTCAGCATATGATGCAGACTCAGAAATAACATATTGCCACTGTTGAAAATTAATATTGTCATCTTGGAAGTACTGAAGTAGCTCTTCCTCGGAAGTAATTTCAATGAATGATTGCCCAGGCTCTTTATTATTGTACACTGAAATTTTGTGGCCCTGAGCCAATAATCGTTGCCATATTTTGATGCCATCGTCACTAAGTTGCCTGTCACTCATCAACCGAATAGAATTTACTGACCCTGCAATATTTTTCCTGTCAGCCAATACTGCATCGTACAAATCAGTGGCAAACGGTGGCCGACCTTTATTAAATTTACCTACGGCATTCACTATTAATGCTTGCGGCCCTTTAGTAAATTCGATAGCTAACAGTATATTGCCATTTTTTTCATACCAATAGTATACAGTTTGAACACCTTCTATCTTCATCAGCCCATTACCTAAATTTACAGGAACAGACCCGTGCTTAATTCGATCTTTTATCCCGTATGCGACAGTATCAGCCAATTCAAAAGATCCGATTCCCTCGGGCATTTCAGTTAGCCAAGTGGACTCAAAATCAGCTCTACTGTTTCTAACGACCTCAGTGATTTTCATTAGTCTGCCATTAGTTCGGCTTCGTTGAGAGAGCGTAGACCTTGAAATCCGCCCTTAACAAATAGCTTGCCGTCCTTGTAAATTTGCGGCACAGTACGATGCCCTTCGCTCACGATAAACTCACGTGCTGATTGATCTTCGTCAATGCGAACTTCCGTGAATGGAATGTCTTTGCTCTTTAGTAGAGCTTTAGCTTGGTCGCAGTATGTGCATTGTGCTTTAGAGTAAATTGTCAACATTGTTTTTCCTTTTATAAATCTGGCAGCTCGTCGTAATTGAGATCGGAACTCATCACGCCAAGCACGTAATTGGTGCTTTCGCTTTCTTGTAGCGCAGTTTGCTTCTTGTCAATTTGCGTATGCTTAGTAAACCATGGAATTGGTGTATTACGCGGTGCAGGTGCACGGTACTTAATGCCGATGATCTTCAATGCATCAGCCGCAGTGTAGTCAACGAAGTCCTTGAGAATGCCGGCATTAAGACCAATGACAGGGCCCTTCTTGAAGAGGTAATCTGCCCATAGTTTTTCTTCGCGGATGACATCAGCGTACATCGCGTAAACTTCTTCTTCACATTCGGCCTTAATAGCTGCGAACCTTGGATCTTCCTTGATAACAGTGTTAAGCAAGTACGCAGTCCAATCCTTATGATTCAATTCGTCTTGAAGAATAAGGGAGATAACGTTTCCGTTACCTATGAAGATCTTATTCTCAACCATTGCCAACGATGTGGCAAAGGAAACCATGAAGCGAAACGCTTCAAGGCCATAACTTGCGTGTAGTGCTAACCAAATCGCTTTGATGTGTTCAGTCTCACTGACCGGCAACCCGCATTCCTTTTTGCAGTTAAGCAGGTGCAGGTCGTCGTAATACTTACCAATAGTCGATGCCATGTCGATAATTTCTTGCGTGTCATGGATAGTATTAAACACATCCTTCGGCACCGAATAGATGTTTCGAATAATATGACTATATGACTTGCTATGAATGTTTGATTCAAAGAAGCCCCAGTTAAAGCATAGGACTTCCAGTTCAGGCAACGAGACAACTGGAGTAAAAACTTGTGCAGGGCCACGGCCCTGGATACTATCTAACGCTGTTTGGCGTAGTAGGTTACTTGTAAAGATGTGCTTGATGGATTCAGATGCTTCCTTAAAGTCATTAGCATCTTTAGTGAGACTAATTTCTTCTGGTTGCCAAAAGAAGCCACGAGCAGTTTCTTCATATTGCGCAATGCGAGGATATTTTACTTCCTCGAATCGCTGCACAGTAACAGGCCCTGCCGGGTCAAGAAACATCTTGCGCGACAGGTAATTTGTTTTGGTTTGTAAATTATACGATTGAATTGACATAAATGATTATACTTAAAGTTTGCAAGCTTCGCAATCTTCTTGATCGTCGAAGTCGATAGGTTCCAGCGCCGCTGGTGCATGTTCTGTATCTTCGCCCTTTGCACCTTTCTTGTTGATCAAGCTGTAGTAGAATGTCTTAATACCCCACTTGTGCGCTTGCATCAAGTTCTTTGCAATCAATGTAGTTGGTACTTTACGGTTTGGGAAGTGAGCTGGATTGTAGAACGTATTTGTCGAAATACTTTGATCCATGTATGCAGCAATAACGGCTGCGGTCTTCAAGTAACCAGTGCAATCCTTTTGGTCCCACATCAATTGATAGTTCTTGCGTACTTTCAAATTTTGATATTCAGGCACAACTTGCGTAAACGATCCTGCTTTGCTTTCCTTAACGGTAATCAGCGACATAGGCATTTCAATACCGTTTGTACTGTTGATTGCCACAGAGGAAGATTCAACTGGTGCTACTGCACCGTTAGTCGCATTGCGTACACCGTATTCCTTCATATTGCCACGTAGCGGTTCCCAATCAAGTTCAGGCGTGAAGTCTGTCAACTCGTTTGCACCCTCTGCACGTAGTTCCCAAGGGAATGTGCCTTGTCCGTAACGTGTTAAATGCGAGTGTTTGCAAGCACCGCGTTCCTTAGCAAGCTCAACGCTCATCTCAGTGAGATAAAACATCTGGTGCTCTGTCCAGCTCTTAACTTCTGCAAGTGCATCCTTCTCACCGTACTTAAGACCACGCTTGGCGTGCCAGTATGCAAGGTTAGTAATACCAATGCCAAGCGGACGGATTTCGTCGTTGCTCAACTTGGATTGAATGCTTAGAAAATCCTGATAGTCAAGAATGTTATTAAGAGAGCGATGCAGAATACGGCAAGCCCTTCGCATATCTTCCGGATTCCTAAAGGCGCCCCAGTTGAGGCTGCCAAGAGTACAGAGCGCGATACGTCCCTCTTCGTCGTCAAGTCGCTTGAATGATTTAGTCGGTAATAAGATTTCACAGCACAAGTTACTCTGGTAGATTGTGTGTATCTCGGGATTGAATGGACCTTGATCCATTACGTTATCTACGTACACAAGATAGATACGCCCAGTATCTGTACGCTCCTTCAGGATGCCGCCTTGGAATACTTCTTCAGCTGACATTGTCTTCTTGCGAAGTCCTGCCTGCTTTTCGTATTTAACATACAGCTCTTCAAATAAAGCTGTGTTAGAATAAAATGCTTGATAGAGATCAGGCACTTCATTAGGGTCAAAGAACGTTATGTTCTTTTTGTCTTTGAATCGTTTCCAGAAGAAGGCGTTGAGCACGACGCCGTAGTCCATTTGTCGGACACGAGTTTCTTCTGTGCCTTGATTGTTCTTAATAACGATAAGGTCATCAAACTGGTGATGCCAAATAGGATAGAAAATTGTAGCAGATGCATTGCGGATACCTCCTTGTGAGCATGAACGTAAGTCCCTGTACCACTTGTGCAGGAACGGAAGCATACCAGTGTGCATGATCTCGCCGCCACGAATAGGAGAACCCAATGGGCGCAGACGACCAATCTCAAGACCAATGCCAGCACGTTTGCTGGCATACTTTGCCATCATTTCACCCGATGCAAATATACTATCAAGATCATCGTCAGAGCGTATAAGAACACAAGAGCTAAACTGCTTGGTAGGAGTCCCCAGGCCAGCAAGTACAGGAGTAGCAAGGGTAAACAATCCGTCAGAAGCTGCATTATAGTATTCTTTAATATAACGTAGTCTTGCTGTGTTGGGCTCTTCTTTATGAAATACAGTAGCGGCCGCAACCATATAGCGAACTTGTGGTGTCTCATAGATTTCCTTTGTGGCACGATTGCGAACAAGATATTTCTCAATTAGCTGTTCAATAGCAGCATAGCCATACAGCTCGTCTTTGGAGTGGTCGATGAACGTGTCCATCTTGTTCCAGTCCTCTTCAGTGTACCAGTCTAGTAGTTCACTTGTGTACAGACCTGTTGCTACATTCTTCTTAACAATGCTGTACAACGATGGCGGAACAAACGTACCATATACGTCTTTACGCAACATAGACAAACGTTGCTTGCCTGCTGCATACTGATAGTTAGAATGACCAATACCAGGATTACTCTCTGTATCAATCAAGTCCACTAATGCACGTAATGTTAAGTTGTCTACCTCTCTGGTAGTCATGCCGTCATAAAAATGAGGCGATGCTTTAATCTCAATCATAGACTGACTGATGTCAGCTACTCCCCTACAAACCTTCTCCACTTGTGCTTGCCATTTAACAATGTCGAGCAATTCTTTCTTCCCACTTCTCTTAACGAGCTGTATTTGACTCATCCTGACCTCTATGTAAAAATTCTTGTTGTATGTTAATAGTTATCTAACTTTAGATCTGCTTCTTGGAAACTTTGCTTCAGTTTCCAATCTTTGTCGATTAGTGTTTTATTTACGACCTCATCATCCTCTAAATTAAGCACATATTTCCCGTCGGCGATCCAGACTAAATTGTAGTCGTAATTTGTGGTTGGGTCGTGATAGATTCGAAATTCGACAAGGGGATTATGCTTGGTATACTTAATAGTATACAGCATTCCTAATGCTTTTGCAACATCGCAATACCAATTTTCAGTCAAAAGAGTCCATGGATCGGGCCAGGACTTTGGGTCGGCGGCATCTAAATAGTATGGAGAAAATGGGCAGTGAGTCCAAAGCTCGTTGGTAGCTTTGACTGCTTCATCTAAGGTTAATGTATCCAACTGTTTTCGAAAGGCACGCCAACGAACAAGACGCTCGTCAGCAGGTAATTTAAACATAGTTTAAAAATTAAATGTGGTTGATACTGAAACTAAGCACACCAGTTACTGGTGTATTGCATGTTACTATGCCGCTATTTACTGATATAGCAAAGGTGTCAAACACGGCATCAGACGCAAATGTATCTTGGTATGATTCAGGAGTAAACACCACTGTACCAGTCCTGTAATTCGTACCATCAGTTACTTGATATGTCATTGCACCCGCTGTAATATTGTCAGCAGTAAACGTTGACAAACCTATAGGTAAGGTGTAGTAATCACCCATCCCGTATACTGCCTGTCCCAATCGAATCCCTGAATTTGACTCAATTTGGATATTACGCACTCTACTGAACGATACTTGCAAAATTGTGCCAGCCGCTCTGTCAAAAGAATCATTGATGCTGTAATTACCAGTACCACGGAATGTTATAAAAGGAACAACTGGTGACAGTGGTCCGTTTAAATTATTGCCACAGTTGTAAAAACTGTTTCCACTGCTAATGATACCAGAAACTCCAGCATAACAATCAATAGCAACGTTACCAATTCTCCTAAATACAGAATTGGTAATCCTGAAATTAGTCGGCTTATTAGGATTACTTGTTTGTCCCAATCTGAACGCAGACCACATATTCTCAAATAAGCAGTTATTAAACCGCACGTTTTTAGCATCAACGGCTGCAATAACGGCATACTTTAATTGCTTAAACTTACACGATTCAAAAGTGATGTTGTCAGGTGACACTTTAGACGAAGCAAAAGTAACTGCGCCGTTAGCCTCGGTTGGGAGTGGTGAATCAACAATGGACCCAATAAATTGCACTGCGGTAAAATGTAAATTGATGGCATTATCAATATACACTATATCTTTATTGCTACTGTGTGCCAATGAAAGCTGCTCGATACTAACATCAGTTGGCATTACTGCCCACGGAGTAGTTCCAATATTAGTTTGATCATATACAAAGGCAGTGTCACTGAATCGAATCACACAATCAGTGTTACCTGGTACCATTGGGTTGTAAACGCTATTACCAATAATATGTGTGTTGTCAATTCCATCACCTACAATACGGCACCATGGTGGGATAACCAATACACCATATGTATGCTCGGTACTTGGTGCGACACGATATGTTCCAGCTGGAAAATATATTGTCCTACGTGCACGACTGTTATTTACTACTTCTGACGACTTATAAATTTCAGTCAACGCACGATAGATAGCATCAATATCGTTTGTCACTCCGTCACCTACTGCACCAAAATCACGTACCGACACAAAATCATCAAACTTGTTCTGTAATGTACGAACAGTGGGTGCCGAAATCGTCGGCCCAGTCTGAGAAATAAATCCGCCCTCATGACCCTTAAACGTGTACCATTTAATAACATCAACTAAGTCAGTGTGTTGAGTTAAAATTTCAGTGACGCCTTGAATAGGTGCACCCTCGCCCAATAAACCGTTACCGATAAACAACCTGCGTTGGTCAATGCTCCAGCCTAACTCAGCTGATGCAAGTTGTGGTAAGTCTTGTTGTAAGCCTCTGCGCTGTTGAATGCGGCTAATTTGTAATACGGCCATGTCTAAAATCCTGTGTATCAGGTATTTAGCTTAGTTTGTAATACTGTTCTACTCGTTTCAGCCATTCCTCAGTCCAATGATCAAACTCTGCACCCTCGATTACGAACTCTAAGTACTCGTAATCCTTAGTGCACATCAAAATAACACCAGTTTTGATGTCTGTTCCGTGCATCTCGTTATGTGCTAGGGCGTATGCCGCAAGCTGTACGAAGTAGTCGTCAATCCATTCCTTCTTCTTGACCTTGTTAGACTGCTTAAAATCCATGATAGCTGGCTTGCCCTTCCAAGCGCCTACTAAGTCAGTTGTGCCTGCATACAGTCCAGAGAAGTAAAGCGGGACTTCTGTACCCCAGAACTCAGTGCAGTGCACCAGGCCATTCTCAATGATTTTAGCTGCCATGTCCCAGCTTTGCTTGGAATAGGGATTAGTACCTGGTAGCTTAACCGTCTCACAAAGCACATAATCTTCAAGCCATTTGTGCATTCTAGTGCCACGACCAGCTGCTTCTGTGGTGATTTCTTGCGCTTTTTGTGCCCCTACATTTTTCCGCCAGTTAGCTAGTGCGGCACGTGATTCTTCAGATTTAGTTTTGTCTAGGATGGTTGTAACAGATGGAACTTTTGAACCGTCTGGTAATACGTAGTGCCGTTTACCTTCGATTGTTTCTCTGTCACATGGGGTGTAGTTGAATTTTTTGATGAGCATAGATTAGTATAGCACAGTCGTAGAAAAATCGCAATAGCTTGCACCATTGCGATTCTTCATTTATTGTTTAACCGCCAGCAGCTCTTGATGCCATTTGGTCAACTGTATTTTGGCTCTTAACTGCATCAGCGTCTGCACCAGGTGCTCCGCCCATGCTGTCAACTGAATCATCATCAGTAGTCAAATATACATACTTAACGCCGTTCTCGTCGTCCTTGATATCAGCGATAAGGTTCTTGATCGTTTCGTTGCTCTTGCGGGAATCTTCTAATGCCGCAGCATTGAACATTTCACCACCAGGTAAACGCTTGACTAGATTAACTAATGCGTCTGCACGTACACGTGGAACGGAATGTCCCTTAGCACGATTGCGCAACTCTTCTAGTGCTGTAGCCAAAACCATGTCACCACGAGTTTCGGCTTCGTCCTCAATCATGTCGTCCATACCGTCGCCACCCATTTCGGACCGACCGTCGAACTCATCTTCTTTGATAATTTCGGACCAACGCATGTTAGCGCATCTCGCGGCCAAGTTCAGCAGTACCGCCGCCAGCAGCGTCAGTAGCACCAAGGTCGTCGCCCATATCTAAGTCGGACGATACATCACCGCCCATACCAGGACCTAGGTCAGGAGCAGCGCCCATACCACCTTCCATGCCGCCCATGTCCATTGGCTGGTCAACTTGCTCGCCAGCTAAACCACGTGCTGCGCTGTCTGCTGTTTCGCGACCAGCACCAAGAGTTTGTGTCAACTCTTGTAGCAATGGGGAAACTGCGCTCTTGTAGCTTTCAGCTTGCTCTGTGCTTAGTTGGTCACGGATTGTGTCTAACAAAGCTGGTAGCTGTTCGTTTTGCATCTTGGATACTTTTTCCAACATGTCTTGAATGGAGTCAACCATGTCTTTAGCTGCAAGGATAGCTTGCGACTTAGCCATTTCGGACTCAGCAATGAATTGCTCTTTGTTATCACGCATCCAGCTGTGTAACGATTCACGAACCATGAACATTTCCATGTACTTAGGGTTTTGTTCAACGCTATGTGCGCCGTGTGTACGCTTAACACGATCAAGACTTTCGCTAATAGCGCGAGCCATTGTGTAAGCCTTCTTCAAAGTAAGATTATTGTAATCTACTGCAAAACCAAAACGGCTTTCCATTACTTTGTTCATTTGCTTGGAGGTAGGCTTTGCGCCCATTTCAGATAATCTCATAGTGGTTGTTCCCAGATGCCTTTAAGGTATTTAGCTTTAATTAATGTTTTCTCAAGATCTTGCTCTGCAAGGTTAAGTAAACTGTCCACTTCAGACATTCTAGCGTCCAAAACATCCATAACCAGCGAATCTTTAGACTTCGCTGCTTTTACTTTCCTACTTGCGTAATAAGTTTTATCTTGTTGTAATTTACTTATCCTAGTGTCTTGACGGCGTATTTCGGACGCCATTGTGAACCTATTAGTATGCTCTAGGATGCAGTACGTGACTGCACTTTGCTTGCAGGTGAATACATCAACCAACTCTTCAAAGTTGTTGAATACATGCCAGTCTTTGCCCTTGGCTTTGCAAGCATACTTGCCCACTTGCATACCCCACTTTGTAGGCAGAATGACAAGCTCGTCCTTAACCATTTTTTGGGCTTCTGTTCGTGCCCAGTGCTGTACGTATTGCTGCGCTAAGTCAGTGATACTTGCAACATCTTTAACCGATGGTGCGTCTTTTGCGGGTTTTTTCTTTTTAGGTTTAGCGTTTGGAATATACGATTTGGCCATCTTGATTTTTTCTTAAGAGCACATTCTTGTTGACTAATTGGTTAGCCACGTATGCTTCTCGTTCGTTGAATTCTTTCTTTTGGACAGTAGATTGGTCATGAAAGCGGCCTAATACATCCGCTTCTTCGTTTGTGATTTGCAATTGCAAACCTTGCATTATTTCTACTATTTTCATATTGTATTTATATTACTTCAACTTGTCAAGATTAATGGCACCAGGAATGAAGTGGATATTCTTGATAGCGCCGTACGGATGAAAAATTGGTAGCATGAAGCGAGCTGTCTCGTCTAGTCCATTTACAATAGGTACTTGCTCAAAGTCTTTCTCAAGCAATGCGCGATCTTGCCCGTTTGCTAAGAAAATATCTTCGCGATCCACTGCCCAAGTCCACACCCAAACTTTGTGCACACCTTGATACATCTCACCAAATTCTTGGTATTCAGACATGTTTTCTTCTGTGCATACTGGTCCGTTGATATGCAGGGGTTGAGTGCGCAAACCTATAACTTGCAATACAGTTTCCCAATTGCGTTGTTGGTTGCGTTCAAACTCTACCTCGGGCCTAAAGCGAGTAACCCCAGTGGGGGTAATATCCACTAGGGTCATGCCTGTATAAAAGTGTAATCCATCGCTCATGCTAATATTTAGCAGAGCAGTTTATGCTAGTTTGAATCCGTTAACCGAAGATACAGTAGCGCCAGTTGTAGATGTGTTTCCGTACACGCCCTGCGCAGCACCAATGTTAGCACGAATGTATGCTTGTAAATCAGCATCGGTCCAAGCGGACCCTTCTACTAACACAGACATCTGCCCAGTGCTAGATTCAATTTGATACATTGCGACGGTGTTGCGTTGTTGAATAACATCAAGAATACGTGCAACTACACCTACGTTGCCATTGGAACGATTAATACCGCTCTCCACTGTTAAGTTGCTTGCACCGTAGCCAGTGATACCGGTAATCTTGTATGCTGTTGGGTGACCGCCTAAACCTGTTGCAATGATGCCAGTAGCTACACGGGCTGCATTGTCTGCATTACCCTCAATATCAAACCCTGCTACTGCTGTACTATCACCGTTAACTTTAATTGCGCCTAATGCCATGATGTAAATCTCCTAGTATAGTATTTAGCTTGTTTCAGTCACAAAAAAGCCCTATTGCTAGGGCTCTTTGTTACTTACTATTGCTTATTAAGCGAATGTAAATGTACCGTCACCGTTCAATACAGACGATGTTGTTACAGTTGCACCTTGAGCTGCGAAAGCTGCTGTTAAGCCAACGATGTTTGCAGAAGCGCCGTCAACGATAACGCAGAAGCTGTCGTCGTTTTGTGCGCCCATGAATACGATGGAAGCGAATTGCATAACTGTCAACATAGCGTGCTCGTAACCGCCGAATACTAATTCAGCTGGAGCGCCACCAGTGGAAGCTGTGAATTGACCTGTGTGAGCTACCTTAACGATAAGTGGTTGGTAACCGTATACTGTTGTGAACGATGCTTTGCCGTTAACACGAATTTGTCCTAATGCCATGATAATTTCCTTTATTAATATGGGCCGCGAAGGGCCTCATGTAAATATTTATGCAGACTGCAAAAATACTACGAGTTTACTAATCGTTTTTAGCGAAGTTCGCAGCACTAAAGCTTGCTCTGTCCACTAGTTTGATAAGACCTTGAGAGGTGTTAAACACATATCCTTCACCCCCAGCTTTACCGTTGATACTACTTTGTATTGTGTGCTGTTGCGCATCTAGTTGCTGAATCAAGTTTGCCTTGATTAGTACCATGCCCTTAAAGATGTCAAATACTGCTGCTACTGCTGGGCCTTGTACAGTGATAGCGCCACCAGGACCAATCAGATTGTCTAGCTTTGCTGCTGTTACGTTAGTCTTAAGCCATGTAGGGAAATCACCAGAAAAACCTTTAACACGGGCGTTGACGTAAGTTTTCATCAATGCGCCTAAGTTACTGATCTTAGCTGCGGCAAGTAAATCGCTGTGGAACAAGTCCTCAATGATAGGTGCATTCTTACGAATCATGCCTGATACTTGCTGTATAGCTGCCACTGGACTCTTCAAGTTAACTTGGTCCTGCATATTAGGAGTCATGATTGTTAACGGACCAGATACGTCTAATCCGCCCAAGTCTTTAATCACGACTGGCTCTTGGTCAAAGTCCGGAAAATATTGGTGTACTACGATGCCACCAATGCTGTGTCCTATACGTTGGCCCAATGCTGTGTTAGTTGCTACAGAGTAAGTTACAGTGTTAGGCTTGAACATGTACTTGCCGTTAGACGGCGATAGTTTACCTGCCCATAGTAAGTCGCCCCACCAGTAACCTTTAGAGCCGCTTGGTACAGCTTCTTCAAAAGCAGGCCAAAGAACTTTTAACTTAGCATATAAATCACCACGATTAGCACCACGATTAACGTCATACTGTACAAATGCCTCTACTGATGTAACACGACCTGAGCCGTCTTTCTTTGTGAACATGTGCTTGTCTGCTACTACTAACTGTCCGTCGTGATTGCGGCCAAACACCATTGCGGGAAAGCCGTCAAACTTAACTGATAGATTGTGTGGCTCTGCAGCTACTTCTGCTAATGCTTTGAGTGCACGACTCGCGCCTTGAATCCCCTCGTCAAAGATTAAATCTTCAGGGTGATCAATACGTGCGCCTTCTGTAAGGATACGATTAGTAGGCAGACTGTTGATGAACTCTAATAGCATTATAGTTTACTTTGAATACTTCTAAACCAACCCGCTGTACCTGGGTGATGATCTTCCGGCAATGTCATTAAGCCCTTGGCTACGTCTTGACGTGCTTGTGCAAGCTTGCCTTCTTTGTCTGGGTCAGTGCGCAACTTAGCCATGACAGCTTTAATACTGTCTAAATCTGATTCTTTTGCAGTTGGACCAAGCAATAGCTTTGCTGCTTTCTTGCGTGTGTCAGCGACTACTTCGTTGTTATCTCTGCGCATAACAGTACCAGCAAAGCCGTCTACCTTTAGCCCAAGGAACTTGCCAATGCTGTTGTATAACATGAACAACTGGCCGCCCTTGAACTGTGGGTCATCGTACATGCCACGTGGCCCATGCTGATGCCAAGGTGCAACCTTAACTGCATTCTTGATAACCATCAAGTCAACTTGCACAATATGCTTGCCGTCTTTAGCCATGTAAGGCGCACCGACGTGCACGTTACGACCAATGATCTTAACAGGATAGCCCTTAGCTTGCATGAACTGTGCCAGTGCTTTCTTTGCGCTGACTTCGTCCTGCACACCAAACTTAGCTGCAAGCTGATCGTAGTCAATAAACATGTCCATGTCGCCGCTCGCTACTTTGTAGCCTGCAGAACCAATGTCAGGAATAGCTTTGATTCCTGATGGTAAATCTAGTTGAATGTTGTTGACAACGCCTGCAACGTATTCTTTAGGAATATCACCGTCGCCAAATACATTGCCGCCTTCGTATAAGTGCATCATTATCGTTGAATGCTTTCTGTTGGAATTGCACCACCAGTACCATCTAACTTACTTTTTAAGTTTTCAAGTGCAGTGATCTGGTCTATGTTACCTACTGCTATTGGTGCGGCGGCCGCATTTGCTTTTAACGTCCAGCCTGTCGTTGTCTTGGAAAATATTCTACCGTCAGGTGCCTCAATTGCCCCATATCTTGGATCGGCCGCGGATGGTGACCACTTACTCTTCGGTGTTGGTGCCGCCGTAGGCGCGGCTACATTATTTGTGCGATTAGCAAAATGCTGTGCAATCGAGCGTGTAATAAACGGCTTGTATTTTGCAGGATCAACCACATCCGTGTCAGCAGGGAAATCAGCGTCAGATGGTGGATTTAGTGACGACGCCTCCTTCTTCATAAAGGCAATGAAGTTTTGTTTTGTGACTGGTGCGCCAGCAGTTTGCAAAGTTTTAATTTGTACTGCCCAGGCGTTTAATACTGCATTGGTGATTTTACCAATTTGGCCTGAAGTTTTTTCTGCTTCTGCGTTATTTGCACGATTTGTACGTGCCGTTTGAATGCCAGCTTTTGCAGTTTGATAACTTTGTATTGGGTGCTTGGCGATTTGCTTACCAGCTTGATATGCACCAGCAGCCTTTTGCTTAACCCAATCCACAGGGCCTTCATTGATTTGCGACTCACGTTGAAGCCTACGCTGGGCCATCTCAGCGATAATTTTTGCTGTTTTTTGTTCCGCTGCCTTAGACTTCATTACTCTTAGCTTTCTTTATTCCTCTGGAAAATTTGCTAGGATCTTGTGCCCGGATGCTATTCAATAAGCGGCGTTCAAGTTCAGCGGAAACCTCTGCGTCATAATTCTCGCGAATATAGTTGATAAGATTGATCGCTCCTGCGATTACATTGCTTGCACGGGATTCTACGAGATTCTCACGATCTCTAGTAACGCTCATGTTTGCGAGTTCATCAAGAATACTGCGGGTGCGTTTTTGCAAAAGATTGCTCCAGTTATTAGTGTATTTAGTTGAGTTATTAGTCTTTGCTCTTTAGGCCAGCGAGCATACCCTTGAGGATTGTACTTTGTGCTTCGCCCTTAGGTGGCGCCCCACCAGTCCCTGCAAACTTCTTAGTGATGTCAAAGCCTTCCTTGGATTGTGGCTTCTCCCACTTGTCTTTAGCTTGCCCACTACCACTACCACTACCAGCATGTGATGCTGCGCCACCGCTCTTGATTCGATCCATGATGCTGCTAACTTGATTGCCGTTGCTACTACCGCCAGAATCACCACCTGCGTCTGTAATACGCATTGTGTCGATGTTGTACTCAAGTTCAATCTTTTGTCCCACGCCTGTAGAGCTACGTGATTTCATACATTGAATTTGATACTTGCCACGCTCACGCATAGTACGTGATGTAAAGATACCAAACACATTGTCAGCAGTGTTAATCTTAGAGATACCACCTGAGATGTGCGAGTGATCAAACTCTACTTCTTCAACCGCAGAACGATTCAATTGCGAGGCAGTAACAAATAATACACCAAGTTCCTTTGCCAAGTTACGCAATTCTTCCGACACATACTTGTCCTTGACGAACAAGTCGTTAGGGTTAACCTTAGCGGATACAGGCATCAACAAGTCCAAATAGTCGACCATCACAAAGTCGATCTTAATACCCTTCTTGATTTGGAACTCTTTGATGTACGCACGTATGTCATTGATGTTGCTTTGTGCTGGCAGCGACTTAATCTGATACTTACCAAACTTCTTGCCATGCATTGCAACCTTAAGTGCAGTGTCGTCAATGCTCTTGCGAATGTCCTTTGTGGAAGCAGACGTCAACATCGCATCAGTACGCAATGAGGTCAGTTCTTCCGACAATTCTAGTGTAATGTATATGCCGTTTAATCCAGCTTCCAGCCAGCTCAGTGCGATATTCATCATCACAAGTGACTTACCTGAACCAGACCCACCTGCAAAAATATTCAATTCACCACGTGAGAATCCGCCGTACAGTAGCCTGTCCATTTGCGGCCAGCCCGTACTAACTTGTCCACCTGCTGTAAAGTATTTGTTTAGTCGTCCTGCAGGGTCAGCAAAGTAATCAGTACCCATGTCCTTAGTAAGACTGATTTGTACTGCATCCTTGATAAGCTTTTCAACCGGATCGTAGTCTCCATCTTCAAGTAAGTCTGCTGCTTTAAGAATTGCTCGCTCTAGTTCCTTCCGTCGAGTAAAGCTTTCAAACTCGTTTAAAAACCACTCTGAATGTCCCTCGTCCCATTCAGGGATAGGCTTTAAGTCTGCACCCGTTAATGCTTTGATCTGCTCGTACCGCGGCAATATGCTGTACTCTTCAGAGTGCGTCTTTAAGAACCTTGCTGTTTCCTGAAGGCTGCGATCAAAATTCTCGGGGTTGTAAATGTTCTGAACGCGAATGAAGTTCTCCGCATTGTGCAACATTACTTCTAGAAAAAACTTTTGTATGTCAGTGCTATAATCTTTTGCCATGTATTTCCTTATATCTTAGTTAGTATGTATGCGTTTCTTCATCAGCTCAATTTTTAGCTTGCTCGTTTCAACCCCCTCAAGGATTGACTTCATTGTGTACAGCTTGCCATACATTTCAACTGCCTTACTAACATCTTTGTATTTGTCTTTCCAAATTGGAAAGCTAACATGCCACCCATATTCAATTGCAAGGTCAACTAATCGCTCACCAGTCCATACCATCTTGCCACGTACTTCTTTTAGGTCAAAGTCTGGTACAACAATTACTTCCTTGCCGAGACTTTCGATTAAGTCTACTTGCACTTCGGAAATGTGATCGCCCAATGTAGCGACGCCGTCTACTGCCATTGCATCAAACGGGCCCTCCATTACTAGCACAAACTTTGAATCACGTTTCTGTATGTCCATGTTGAAAACAACATTCGCCTCATAGCTATTGTAATACTTGGGCTTAACATTGTCTACTATTGCTCTGCCAGTATAGCCTATCACTTGCCCTTTCCAGTAGAAGGGCACGATGACACGCTTATGCAAATTGGATTGGGTCTCTGGAGTGATATAGAATTGATACTTTTCCATATCAACCTTACGACTAGTCAAATACTCCACAGTGTTTACAAGTTGCTCGTAATCTTCCTGCTTTACCGTGTCCTCAGTATTCAATGCCAAAAATGTCATCAACTCAGCAATGCTTATTGCTTCTTCTGGTAATGAACGAGGTTTGACTACAAACTCTTCTTTTACCTTTTCGATTATCTCTGGCGCAATCGTATCTTTGATGCGCAGTGCTTCGAATACTAATCGTTTTATCGTATTCTCGTCTGTGCCAAACCATTGCAATAGTTTTCGAAACTTGTACGATATGTGCCTACCAGGTTCCCACCCAGTAATGAATTGGCAATTGAAACAATGGTACGCTACACCGCCTGTAGGTGTGAGCATTAGTCCACCGCGACCTCGTGTGTCCGCACTCTCGCCATTATGATGACAACAAGGCGCATTAAACGAAATCCAATTATTCGGACTCGTTTTGCGCTTACCAGGAAGTATTGTTGTTACAGTGTCTTGAATTGAATTGCTCACTAGCTATTGTAGCAGTTTGCAACTACAAATTCAAGACTTTAGATTACCATACATTGGGTAATGCTATGCGTCTCCAAATGGGTGTGGAGCCATCGTATACAGTGGTGCAGACATACAAATAAATCGAATCCGCTGCAATCATCCCAGCCGTATCTCCAACTTTACCATATTTTGTTGTCGGAACGGGTTGTACCCCGGACGGTCCTTGCGGTCCAGGAACTGTACTATCAGCACCAGCCGGGCCTTGTAGGCCAATATTACCTTGAATACCTTGCGGACCTGTTGGACCAGCAACTATACTATCTGCACCTGCTGGTCCAATGTTACCTTGAATGCCCTGCGGACCAGGAACTGTACTAGCAGCACCAGCCGGGCCTTGTGGGCCAGTAGGTCCTACTAAAGATTGAAGCCAATCTATATTTGTACCGACAAATCCATTGATTGCTGCAACTTGATAAGCAGACAAACCATCATTGCCTGTGGGACCTGGAATGCCTTGTATGCCCTGGGGACCTTGAATACCCTGTGTGCCTTGTGGACCTAAATCGCCCTGAATGCCCTGAATGCCTTGTGGACCTAAATCGCCTTGTACGCCTTGTGGGCCCAACGGACCAATATTACCTTGAATGCCTTGCGGGCCTATCGGTCCGATATTACCTTGAATGCCCTGTAAACCCTGAATGCCTTGCGGGCCCAAACTGCCTTGAATACCTTGTGGCCCTTGTAAACCTTGTGGGCCAACAATTTTACCAACGTCAACCCAAGCTGAGCCTGACCATGTGTATAAATTGCCGTCAGCTTCAACAATGTATGCATCACCGACAACGTTGATAAACATAGGAAGGTCAGCAACCTGTAACACAGACCCCTTAAGATGAACTCCTGCACCAGCTTCGCCAGTATCACCTTTAGGACCAGCAATTCCCTGTAGTCCTTGTGGGCCAGTTAGACCTTGAATACCTTGCGATCCTTGTGGGCCAGCAACTATACTATCTGCGCCAGTAAGCCCTTGGATACCCTGTGGTCCCATCGGACCAATATTACCTTGGATGCCTTGAGTGCCTTGTGGTCCTTCAATTCCTTGCAATCCTGTAGGGCCAGCAACACCCATTGGGCCCTGCGTGCCTTGAACACCTTGCGGTCCGGCTGGGCCTTGTGGCCCAGCCGGGCCTGTGGGCCCAACTGCTGTGCCAGCAGGACCTTCAGGTCCTATAGGCCCAGCTGGCCCTGTGGCGCCAACTGATGCAAGTGGGTATGGCAGATCTGTCCAACGTGAAATTCCGTTACCGTACTTCACTCTTGAGGTATCTAGTTCTAGACCAGGTTCACCCAAAGCTAAGATAGGATTACGAGCCGTCCAATTAATTGCTAAATCACGTCTAAATTTAATCTGTACTGTCATATTATGCTCCACCGCCGTCTAAGACGACATCTCCTGCGTTTATGTTATATATTGTATCTGCGTTGCCCACTTCACCGTTGTAGTATGCTGGTAGTACCTTCAAGTCCAGTGGTACATCATAGTCTGCATCTACGTAAATTGGCTGCTCTAAGCTTGTTACTGTGTTTATTGTGCGAAATGTTAGCTTGTAAAAGCGTTGCTCTAATTCGTCGATTGTTGCCCTGTCAATCACAAAATTGCCTTGCCCTAGCGTTACGTTAGCCCAAGTAATAGGAAATGTAGCTACTGCTACTTTGTTGCTTGGGTCTTGTATCTCTGCGACCATAATGTAGTTCGTTACGTTGACATACTTCTGATCTTGGTTCTTGACAAGCACCTGCATAGGGTTATCAATACCTTGGTAAACTGTTACTGGTCGTGAATACACTACTCTGTTCCTTGTTGTGAAGATTGAGGGGTCAACTATTTGAGCCACAACTTTATTGCTGTATAAATAAGTTTGGATGATCATTTTAATAGCGTCCCATTTACATATTTAGCAAGAGAACGTGGAAGAAATCAAACAACTATTAGAGAAATACCCCTTCCTATCGTACCTTGTGTATGGCGGGAACGACTACATAGGTATAATTCAAAACGCAGATGAACAGATCACGACGATCTACGACTTTTGCAGCATTAAAACGCCAGACCAACGTCAGAGATTCTTAGTATTTGGGGAGCAATGGTGGTGGGAAAGCAATCGCTTGATCCCTATCAACGTGTTTCTGAAAGCAGACTGGTCTGAATTCAAGCCTTGCGTTAAGACTATGAACTCAAAAGATGTTGAAGTAAAAGTTGGCCCAGCCACGAGCCTAAAAGAAATGGCCCAGAAGCGCAGCAAGCGCCGTAGTATTACACTGATTAGACGATTACCTTAAGCAGTAGCGCAGTATAGTCCTCGTCAGATATTCCAATATGCTCAATGATTCCTGCGCTGTAAATATGCAGTCCATGGGTATCAAGCGCCCACTTATCAAACACCGAACCAAACTTGTTTTGGGGACTCATTGTCTTAAGCTTCATTAGGAGCCTAAATCTTGTTTCCTGGGTAAGTTGCTCGCAAAGGTCAATCATCTATTAATCCTAATAACTGATCAACAGTTAAACTACTCTTAGCACCTTTTCTACTGTTTTCCTTTGCCTCAAGTATTTGTAAGTTAGCAGGGTGATTAACAATTTCAATTGCAAGGTTTGCGTGCCATGCATCAAGGATACATAACTTGTGGTCAACATGAAGTGTCTGCTGTCCTAATATATAACCTTGTTCCTTAGCCCATCGCTGAGCACCCGCTCTAATTCTTCGTGCGTAAGCTCTGTAACTCTTTATATCCCCGGGAGTTATCAACCCAGTCTTTTTACGCTTTGTTTCTCTCATCTTATCAATTGTCTCAGTGTTATGCAGACGACGGATCAAATCTTTCTTAGTTTCATTTTTTCGAAGTTCTGCATTCTGCCAACTTGCCTTAGATCTATTAGATAATTGAGAAATATATGCCGGGCAATTTTGGTATTGCGACTGGCATACATATTTCCCGCCAGTGTTTTTAGCAATAGCGATGTTGCCGCAACCAAAATGACAGTAAGTTCCGACAGGTACAGCATCATGAGTTTGCTTGTGGTAGTGAAACATAGATGGATTGTTTGCGGTGTAATCACAATGCAAACATTTTCTTGGATAGATAATACTCATCAAGTATTTATGCTATTTTAAAAAACTACACGCCGTCCTGTTCACACAATAAATTCATATGAACTGCTATCAATGTTGAGTACGAAATTGAATGGCTCTTCTTAAAATAGTAGGAATTGTCAGTGGGCTTGTCCCATATAGTCTTAGCTACATTGGCCCACTTTAGCCCTATTAGGTGGCGTTTTGCAGGGCGAATCGCAGCGATAAACATAGCTAATCGTGGGATACTTGTTACTGCCTCTGGAAACTGTATCAGCGTATCGTAATGCCCATTGACGTGCATTAACTTGTTACAAAACTCTTCGTCGTACAGCTTTGCCCAGTCTGGCTCCTTGGCCATCAATGCATCTAAATGTGCCTCGTCCTTTATCTGCGTATATAATGATACGTTCAAAAAGTCCAGCTTCATGTACCCACGTTCTTCAGCATCCTTGTGATCAATGCTCGCGCATCCCACGATTGGGTCATTGGGAATGTCAGTAACGTAAACCCCTGAGTTATGTTTTACTAACTCACCATTACGCATAATGCCCGCAGGATTATGTCGCAGGTAGGATAACGCTTTGTTTCTATCACCAAAGTCGAGGTCAATGTCTGATTTAAATTTCATAGAAACTTTAGGCGAAACAGTAAGTATTTCTGATCGTCCACTATCTTCAATCCTTTTATACAATGCATCTCCATATCGTATTCATATTTGACTCCCCAGGTGTTCTCAAACCAGTCTACTAGTCTTTCTTCAATTTTGCTAGTGGTATGGTAAGCCGCAGCCTTCTTTAGGATGACTGCCAACTCTTTCATTTCCTTGCTGTACTGCGTGTCCTTGATAAACCCTCTGAGTTGAGATTCTTCTAACTCAGTTACTGGATCGTGCACAAACGGTTCATAGTCCATATGCAATAAATTCCCTGCCAGTAATTGAATTTGGTACGATGTTCCACTCCCATAAATTTTCTGGCAATTTTGGTAAAGTATGAGTGTCTACGAATCTGGTATTTACTGCACCAATAACAAAACGTTGATGCATAGCACGAGAATCATGATAGAAAGCTTTGTAAAATACCGTTTGCCATCCATACAATTCCAAAATAATATTAACCCAAGGAAAGTTAGGGACACCAGCCAATATAGATGCATAGCCGTTAAACCCTGCTTTGTCCCAATCAGTCGTTTCAACATACCAATCCATATTAGGGGTTGAACATTCCGGACCAAATTCAGATTCTAAAATCAAATGCTTGACTTGACTATTGCATATGGTTTTTAAAAAAAGATGATGATCAGCTATGTGATAAAACATACCAAAATTAGTAACTGTATCTTTTCCTTCGAGCAGTGCTGTCAAGCTATTTGCATCTGTCGCATCACCTTTAACAAATGACACCGAGTCCAAGCTATTCAATCGAATAAGATCTTGAGCAATTTCAATTGACTCTGTCCTTGGTTCTAGCCCCACCACGGATCGCGCCCCCATACACTTAATACTTGCGCTACTTTTACCAGTATACGATGCTATATCAAGCACATCACAGTCTTTAATAAAGAAATTTAATGCTTCTGGAATAAAATACTCCATCCCCTGCACCCTAAACCTCGTTGATGAATTCGTCATAGCCACCTCATTAGTAATACTGATTCCATTGATTCGTTATGCTCTTCATGAAATTTAAAGTGCACTTCATTCTCCTTAGACATAAAGAACCAATCAAAATCTTTACCCACAGCAAGCCCACAATCGCGTTGCAGCCAATTACTAATAGCCAATGCTTTGCCTGCACGGTTTGACAGTGTTACAGCGGTTAACGGTAGCTTAACGATGTTCATAAGTTTGCTGCCTTCAATACTTCTTTAACCCAATCAGCATCGTCATCGTAGTCTTTAAACTTACGGTTCCAGTATGCAGGATCAATGAATGGCATTACGAGTTCAAGTTGTGCCTCATCGAGCTTACTAAGGAAGTCAACGCCTGAATCACAATTGAAAACGACCCAAGGACTAATACGGGATGTTGCAATGTGATGTATGATACGATTAACATTGCCGTACCTAAAATAATCGACAAAACCGTTCTTGAGTTCTGGATGATCTGCTGCATATTGTTGCATCTCCTTCAGTCCACGTTCCAACGCATCTTGGACTGCTTCTTTTTTAATGTACTCTGTTACCCACTCAGTGTAAAGCTTGTCTGAGCACCAGTAGTCAAGCTTCTTGTTATTTGTCAGTAGCCACGTTGTAAACTGTATGAAATTAACGCATCGTATATCCACGCAATAGCGGCCAAACTTAACGAATGCAATGTAGTACAGTGATGACGCAAACTCTTCATAAGACTTTGCCTTCTTCCCGCCTTGTGTTATCTCGTAAAAACGTAAGTAAGCTTGGAGGCCCAGCTGAACGCCTTTTTCGCCTTGCTGGTTGTGCCTGCGCTTAGGTTCGCACTGATGCGAAATAAGACTGTTTTCTCTTGCGAACGACCTATTACAGAATTTGCAGGTGTGCTCATTAGAGTTCTTTTTTAATTCGTTCTTTTGTCCAGCCATGCTGTTCAGCCAAGTGCTTAAGATCGTCTTTACCGTTGAGTCGTCTGAGGAGGTCAAGTTCATCATCTTTTAAATGGGGGTAAATTTCTTTAAGGAATTTGGTTGCTTTATTATCAGTGGCTTCTTTTTTGCTTGCTGCTAACCAGTTATGTCGCTGTTTACCCATTCCAGGACTAACTGTAGATGCAAGTAACCATTGCAACTTCTTATGTTGGGTGCCGCTAATGTCGAAGTAATGCTTGTTGAGCCTTTCGTTAACGCTCATCAAGTAGTACGATTGCATCTCTGCACCGCCTTCTACTACAGAGCCCCAACGTATCATAAGGAAAGGAGAAAACTTCTTCTTCTCTTCATCACTTAGCTCGTCAAAGAAGGCCCTGTTCTTGAGATCAAGCTGGGCCATCTCGTTACCTATGTATAGCTTATCAGTCGTTGCCATCTTCAGTCCATACTTTAGGTTCCGTGGGCTCAGTGGGCTCAGTGGGCTCTACAAGTATGCCATCTTCCATGTACAGTGTCTTTTCAGACTCACCAAACTCACGTGCGTAAACTGTCTTGCCCTTATCGGGACTTTCAAAAATCTTCGTCATTTGATGCTCCGTTGCTTCGTGTATTGCGCACATGCTCAATGTCTTGCATCATACGCTTTTCTTGTTGCGTTACTTCACCGTGATTGCGTGGGTTACCGCACAGATAACATTGCGGATTACCACAATCCATTGCATGGCGTTTAGCTAGACGATGTGATTGTTTAATGATCAAATCGCTATCAGTGAAACCACTGTTATTAGTGCTACCCTGCTTTGCAATTTTAACTTGCTTCTTAATCGCATTGTCATCCTTGAGCAACCGCTTAGAATGTTTGAACTTGTCTTCTTCTGTACTCACTTAGAATGCCTTTCCAAAATCTACGACCTCACTTTGTCGCGAAATGTCTTTTACAAAATATGCGCAGAGTGGTTTCTCTACGCCTGCTTCCAATGGAACTGCCAACATTTGCCCAGGCTTCAACTTGGGAAAATACCATTTAACGTCTTGATAAATGTCCACGATCTCTATTAGACCAAACGATGGCTTAAAGCTGGAGATAGGGTTAAAGCAAAATGCACTAAATCCTCTATCGTTAATGCTTGTAAGCGGGACAACCTCTAGGTCACCTAAATCATTTTCGCCAATCAGTATTTGCCAATCCACTGGCATACGGATTATGCTGTTACCGATCTTTAATACAAGTGCTGGTGCGTTAAAGCTCTCCAAAAAGATTAATGGTATATAAAAGTAGTCTGGGTTCTTGCTATCCGAATTGTCTAGCACTGCAAAACGCAAATCTCCAACTTCGTCGGGAATTTCGTTTAGCTCATATGCTGCATTTGTGTCGAGGTCTAATATACGCACTGGTTATCCTTATTATAGTTTATTATAGCTTAAGACTATAATTTAGTCAACACCAAGCTAGTCTGAACATGGTGAACTCATCTTCGTTTTTAAACGAAATGGCGTAAGTGTTTACCATTTTGCCACATTCACGGTCCTTGCACCATTGAGTCAACTCATTCAATTCAGATCTGGACATGCTACCTAACCGCACGTAAGTATACGTATGACGTTTCTCAATTTCTCGAATGCTAATCTTCATTGCCATACCGCCTTCTCAATCGTAAACGGATACTGTGCGCTAGTGTAAAACTTCTTACGTGCAGTAAGATGTCGCTTGGAAAACTTGCAAGTAGACGTAATATCCCAAATGTTTACAGCGTCTTTGTCTTGTGCTTTGCGGAGTCCTCGCCCAATACTCTGGATAACTCGAACAAAACTCTTGCCCGGTTCAAATAACACAAGATTAAAAATGCGGGGAACGTTAATGCCAACAGCAGCAACACCATAAGTTGCGATAGTGATTTTAGATGTAGACGAAGCCATTGAATCATATTCTTCCTTCCGTGTCTTGCCCTTCATTGATCCAGACACAAACGTAATGTCAGGTTTATCGCCAAGCAAGCTAAACAAACTGCTCAACTCTGCTTGCAATAGCTTTCCAGTAGCAATACGATCCACAAGGATCAGTGTATTGCCTGTCTTAGCCACCCGTTCTGCTAGTCGTGCCACGTATGCCACTCGCTCTGTGTTCTCTGTTAAGTATTTAAGCTCTGCTTGGTACTCTTTAAACTCAACATGGTCCACCATCTGCACAATGTTAACGTGACAGTTAGCAAGGTGACCCGCATCTTGCAGTTCCTTTGCAGACAACTTGCCTACCATGTTACCAATGCTGCAATATAAAGACAGTTCACCAATCTTGTCCAACGGAATTGTACCAGTCAAACCCCACCGGATAGGCACATTACCAAAAATGCCACCAAGCATCTGCATCAGTACATCAGCTTTAGCCATATGCGCCTCGTCAACAATGACACAAATAACGTCGTCAGTGATATCAGTAATGTGTACATCACCATTCGTACCTTCTTCGCTATTCTTCATCAAGATATTAAGGCTCTGCCATGTGCATATAGTATGCTTGCGACCAACTTCCTTGCGATCGCCGTAATAAACACCAACATCAAGGCCAAGGTTACGGTAATCTTCTTCTGTCTGCACAATCAAACTCTTGTTTGGCACAATCACCACACTTCGCCCATACTGCTCAACCAACAAACTCATGCCAGCAGTCATCAATGTCTTACCTGCGCCTGTAGCAACCTCTTGGATGCTCTGCAAATCAGTGACATAGTTCTTGAGAATCTCAATTTGGTAGTCACGGAACATGACAGGCTGCCCTGCTTGTGGGTGGTTCTTGGGCCACACACGATCCGCAAACATATCCTCTTTGATCTCAGGGAATACGAACTGTGGCTTAGGTGACCTATTGTCAATCAAGCTGATGTCGCAATGCATGTTATCAAGTTCAGTAAGAATCTCTGGCAGCAATGCTTGGTATGTTAGACCACCAAGAGAAAAGAAGCTCTTCTTGCCGTCCCATCGACCAAGACGCACAGATGGCTGATACCGGGCTCCCGGTATCTCAAACTTAAACTTCTCGTGAAGCTTCTTGCGTGTAGGAAGATCCAGTCCATTGATTTGGACTGTTACTTCATTGTCTAATACTAGTTTTGCTTCCATTAGAAATCTAAATTCTCTATGTTGTCTGTTGATTGTTCTTTGCGGTACACTTCTGGCGTTAAGTACACAACCTTACCCGCACGTTGGAACATGATTTGCTTGTCACTTCCGTAAATCATACCAGCAGTGCTTACTAGGAATGGAATGTACTCTAACGAGCGTAGTGTCTTTGTAGTATGCACGAAATCTGCGTCAGGGTCAATTTCCATGCTACCTTTAGCACTGGCAAGAACTTGTATGTGCTTACCTGGATAGCATTCCATTAGCATGTTAAACAGTTTGTTGGATTGGTCTGGCTCAAAAACTACAATTGGCTTGCGGCCTACTTTGAGTGCGTAGTCTATTACTTGCTTAAACTTGTCTGCATACACGTTTTGGAATTTTGCTTCCCTAGTCTGTGCAAGCTTAACGAACAATGTACTGTATTCGTTGGTAAGTGCAATTGCAAGGCTGTCTCTGATTGTGTATCCCAACTCACCTGCGTGGTCTGCAAGTTTCTCTAGATTTTCGAAACCAAACCCACCCATTGTAGTCTCAATGTGCTCGCGTAAACCTGCTGGGCAGTTAGTAATATTTAGTGTGTCACCATCAACGTAGAGTTCGATCTTAAACGGTACCTTCTCTGCGTCAGTCATCTGTGCAATGAGTAGTGTGATCTCGTCGTCAACCTCAAACCCGTTAAGCTTTGCAATGGAGTGCGTCCAGTTTAGGTTGTACTCTGTCATACCAAACTTCCACACCTTTTCGTCTACAATGAACTCGCACTCACCTTGACTGTCCTTCTTGAATGCACGAATCGATTCGATTAGCTGTGTGCTATAGGGAAACTTTGCGTACAGCTTATCGTCCTTGATGTAGAGTGACTTACGGTAATCCATTGTGCGTGGCTTGACGCGGAAGACTGGCTCTTCCTCGATGGGTGCGATGTCGATTCCCTTTTGCGCCAATTGCTTCTTGTACTTGAGAATGATTTTGATCGCAAGCTCACCTTGTCGTTCAGTCAATGCTTTCGAACTGAGTGACGCTTGCGCCATCGAATCGATTACACTGGTATCATACCGTGCCAAACTTATGATGGGCGAAAAGCTGAACACCATTGGATTTCGAATACCAGAAGCGATATCCCTGTAACCAGCAATGAGTTCCAAATATTCTTCGACGTTAGTGAATTGTTTCATACTGCTATTATAGCATTTTACGCATATAAAGTACACGGAAATGGTGTAGCAAACACAGTAGTTTACTGGTGAGCAATGCCATATAAGTATTTACACGTACTACTCAAAAGTAAAGGCGCAAAAAGGCGCCCTTACCCCTTTGGTTGTAGTGCTTGGGCTTGTATTCTATTTCACTTCTTAATTTTAGTAGAATGCAAAGTTACAACAAAGGAAACTTATTGATGAAAAAACTATCACTATTATTTATTGCCGTTTTAATGGCAAGCGGCGTTTATGCTGCGAACACAAACGGTGAATTGAAATTTAACGGCAATCTAGCCGAAGCTTGCAACTTACAGAACTTCGTCGACGGTACGATTACTGCTGACATTTCGGAAACAATCTTAAGCACATCTCAACTTGGTGGTATCGCTGCTACGGTTGGCATTCGTGCTAACGCGAAGAAGTATTCGTTAGTATTGGGCACACCAGTAATGGCAGGCCCAAATGGTAACGAAACTGACGTTACATTTGCGTTAGATCCAATCGGTACTGGCACCGACTTGAAGGGTGTACCAAAGGCAAGTTTTGGTGCTGTAAGTGGCGTTATGAACTTTGACGCTGGCATTTACACAATCACAGTCAATGGCACTGCAACCAAGAACATTGGTGCATTTGAAGCAGGTACTTATACTCTACGTGTTCCAGTAACATGCGTAAAAGCACCTTAATTGGCATTTGCTTGATGGGAATGGTGGCGTCTGCGCAAGCGGTTTCCATCTTTCCTAATCGTGTCACTGTAGAGGGTGTCGTCGGTGAGAGGGCATCCATACAGTTTAGAATTTACGGGCATCCTGAAAATGCATCAGTCGAGTTTGTAAAGGCAGAAGATCTGAGGTCAGAAAAAGACACAGTCCTTACTTCCTTTGAACTTGGTCAAGAGCAACAAAGAATTGTACCAGTCGATATAGTAGTTAATAGAACACAGGAATTTTACTTATGCGCAGTCTTAAAAAAATCACAATCTATGCGCTTGCGGGTTTGCTCTGCGGTGCGTGTTATAGTCAGTCCACGATGATGCCATCCACCACCCAGTCAACTGTGGGTGGTGATGAAGTTAGGGCAAGGGACGGAACAACATGTAAGCAAGGTACCTACAATGGGCCTACGTTTGACACGGGCGTTAGCTCTGGCAGTGCAGGCACAGTTACGCTACCTGGATACACGACCACGCCTGGTTCTAATCAGACGCTGTATGCACGTATCGTTATTCCATTCGGCAAAACGCCAGACCGTTTAGATTGCACCCGTCTGTATTCACTCGAGATTGAGCGTTTACAGTTAGAGATTGACAAACTAAAACAATCTGGCTCAGCGTCTATTACGATTAATTAGGCCAGTCTCTGTACAGTGCGTGTTGGATAGTACCTGACACAAACTGGTTGAAGCTTTTGTGTTTGCTTTCCAATTCACCCTCCAAAGGTGCAACTCTATCAAATGCTGCATCAAGCTGTGCCATGTTATTGAACTCCATCATGATGTGCCATTCCGGAACATCCATACTACGGAAGCCCATCTTACATCGCGTAATGCGATACGATACCATTTTGCTTTCGGATACTAAATGATCCAAAAAGCCCTTCATATTGTTTACCCAATCTAAATCGGATATTTCGCCTTCTTTGTCTGCCCAAATATGATAGATGTCCATTATTGTCCTAATATTTTGTTAAATTCTGGTTCAATTATACCAGCGATCAATTGATGCCCATACTCAGTGGGATGGTGGCTATAAGGGTTCAGTATTTTTCTGCCCACCAAAAAGTCAACCCTATTAGTGTCACTAATCCAGGACGACTTATGTGGAGTGGTATCGAAAGTTTCCATACCATTCAATATTGCTAACTTTGAAAGTAAGTCTCTTGGGTTTTCATTTTTAAAAAGTAAGTTATTGATGGTTGGACGACCGTCATAAATTTTTGTTGTGTCTGATTGGATGAATAAGTCAGCAGCATCCTCTACTACCACCCCGCTGACGAAATCTTCATATGACGGCCAATCAGTGCCAGCCAATTGCAAATATTTCTGCCTACTGGACCATAATGAATGTTGTTGATATTCATGGTGGTCAAACGTGTCAAACCACATATTTTTTATATTCTTGGCTTGGAAGTATTCATTCCAGTGCAAGATCTCAGTTGCCAACTCATCAATAGCAACATCTCTGTCGTAATGAAACTTAGTGTAGATTTTTGCAATTCCATCTTTGTCGTGCAAATAAGCAGTATCATACAAACTAGTTTGCAAGTTATACACTTCTATTCGTGCTGTGGTTGTTATTCCCCACATTACAATAATATTGGAAAATTCTGCCTGTAATTTGGCAAATTCATTGGATACAAAGAAATTTCGAGCAATACGAAATTGCATTTGATTGCTACAACCACCCGCTGCCAAATTTTTGTTGACCATCCCAAATTTGGAAGCAATCAATGCACTAAAAGTAACATGAGCAAAATTTGGTGACCATGCTATTTTTTTATATTGACTTTCAGTCATACCATCTTTGTAACCTGCACCAACCCCCACAGTCCAACTGCACCCAAATGTTATAAGTAAGGTGCTCATTTGGGAAAATAGTTTTTCTTCGTGCCTTCGCGGTGGATGTCACTAGTAATACAATGCAACCCACCATCCCAGAAATAGCGATGCCTAAAATTAAGAACATGAGGAGTTATCCCGCGTTTTTCAAACGCATCAAATACTTCTTTATTGTAATTATTGCAAACAACATTTTTCTCGTCAATGACTAGCATGTTTACATCAAAGACCGTTTCTTCAACATAACCAACCCAGTGTGATAGCCATTGCTCTACGTAATCAGTAAAGTCGTCGTTTAGTTCCTCACCAGGAACCCACCACTTGCCACGATTTTTATTCTTGAGACCCAAAAATGATCCAACTTTGGCCCAGCTTTGCCCAGGCAAATATATGACCTCCCATCCCGGGAATGTTTCAGCGTAAGTTTGTATGTCATGTAAGCTTACAATCAACCCAGGTACAACTGGACAAAAACTTCCATCAGTATGTCCGGCAGTTTTCACAATGTGATTGGTATACTCCCCACAATACATATTAACTTCGAGTTCATTTGCACATTCTAACTCGTCTGTCCCGTGAAATAAATCGTTGCCGACTCTACATGACATGGCAGAATTCAATGAGCTTCCAATTATTGAGTTTCCATGCTGTTTAATGTCAGTCAACATTTTTTCCCAGAATAGCTTCTTTGCAGTCATGCTTGCCATGAAGTCAATATCCCAGTTAAGCGTACCAATCATTTCATTTTTAACGGCCGTTGGCAATGATAACCATTCGTCCATCGTAGTTGGGCACTCTGGCCAATCACTACCGTAGCATTCATTAAATCTTTTGTTGGGTATGTCAAACTCAGTGTGGAACACATTCCCTAGCATTATAGTGCTATCACGTGGGCACATCGGAGGTGTCATCATTTTACCAGATGGTAACATGGTCTGATCTAGCCGTATGTCAGGTCTGTATGTAGTAACCCCAAAACTATTGAGTAATTTTACTAGTTTCTGATAATCTTCCTCTGTCTCAATTGCGACACGTTCCAGTACATTGCGCACCTTAGCGTTGGTAATATAACTATAAAACTCAGGAGGATAGCTTGCACCCACTGCACATACTTTAAGTGGGTCCCAGTGCTGATAGACATTATACATCATTCATTCCTAATTCTTCATATCCGTCAAATTTGGTTTTGTATTCTTCTGAGAACCCCAAGTACAAATACTTGTAGCCCAAGTGCTTATAAACTGAACATTCAGTCTCTATACTTTTAATACCTAGTCTTAGCTTGGGCTCTTTGTAGTCCCACGCGAACTGTAGACTTTCCACATTCTCATTATCGTATGCACGAAGCAAACTAAATGCAACCAGTTCGCCTGCATCATTGCAATACCCTAGTACATTGTTTGCTGGGTCAGTATATTGACTGTCAAATATAGGCATCACACCGTCAAAGTTTTTGTGTGCGCAGTACGCCTTAAAAATTCTCTTGAGATGCTCGACTGGCCTACCTTCTAACTCTACAAAATGCTTTGACAGGTGGTAGTTAGTCTTAGCTAGATTGATCCTGCAATACTTCATTTTCTCTCCATTTGACTACCCATTCTAGATTCTTTTCGGACCATACATCGTAGTAGCCCTTGTCTTTCAACTTAGCTGATGCTTCATTGAGTTGGGTCAAGTATTGCACGAGCAACAATCCACAGTGATTGAAATTCATGCGTACACCAGCAATATACTCTTGGTAACCAGGGTGATCTTCTAGTACCACATAGTTACGTGGCATCAGTTCTGCATTAAACTTTTGCATTCTGCTTTCCAACTCTTCGGGTGTAATCTTTGTGTGATCAAAGCATACAGCGAATGCTTCTACTGCATTTTCACCTTCGAGTCTTGACAGCGCAAGTTCAACCTGATTCTCTAAATCGGCTGCTTCTGCGAACAGAATGATAATCTTGTTTTCGATTCTAGCTTTACGTGCATACGGGCAAGGTGCCCAATTACCTAGCTGTGGGTTTGGCTTTTCAACAAAGTTGATCATCCAATCGTGCAATTGTTGTTTGATAAGTTCTTGATCCATACTGTACTTATAACAAAACCCCTTGCGGGGTTTTGTTTTGTTGCCGTTTAGTGCTTACTTGTTACTGTTAGCACGTACTTCGTCGAATGTTTGGGTGAACTTTACTTCACCATCTTCGAAGTATGTTTCCAATGCTTCCTTCCAACCATCAGTACCTTTGTCGGTCCAACGGGTAAGAGGGTAAACCGCAGTCTCATACTCACCACCGCTTTCCCAAAGAGTAACACGGCCCTTCTTAGAAGTCTTGCCTGGGTCAGTGATAGGGTCCTTATAAACACTGCGCCATTCGCCTCCAAAGCCATCGTCATTTTCTTCGCCAGTACGAATACCAATTGCACTGCACTTCATAGCGAACTTCAAGGTGTCGCGATCAAGTTGTTGAAGCAATCCACCACCCATACCGAATGCAATGTTGTCAGCAGAGTAACCACATACATCCACGAAGACACGAAGGATGCTGCTTAGTGCAACGGAGTTGATCCCGTCTCCCCAGATAATTCGGACATTATTGAGGACCTTGTAGCCTTTCTTATTTTCGACCGATCCGAAATGTTCCTCAAGGATTCGGGCCATCTTTGGAAGTACTTCAAGCGGATCACCGCTATCCGGCCGCACAACAACAACAGAATTAGAATTGACCACATCATCTTTTAGCTCCGTCCCCCACATTTTGCAGGCGTTATAAATGTCGTAACTATCAGAGACTACTGCAAGAACCTTGCCGTCTCCACCGAATTGCTTAACCATATTGCGGTAAGCATCTACTTCGTTTTCACGGCCCCAGGAAGTGATTGTGCTGTGTTCTGCGGCTGGGATACTGTATCCGCAGACGTCGCCGCCATAGGTATCCATAACATGCAGCACACCAGACATAGTATCCGTACCCATAAAGTTGACAAGGTGCGCTGCTCCACCAATGCCGGCAGAATCCAAACTGCTGACACCGCGAGCACCAAAATCATGCAGCTTAAAAGATATTGTTGAAGGATCACCGCTCTTTTCCAAGTAGTTTAGGATTTCTTGCTTAATGTGCCACGAAGTAGTTCCGACAGTGGTGGGATACCAGATTGCGCGGAGCGCCGCTGTTTCCACCCAAGTGGTGAGCCAAAAACATTTTGGGTCCGTATTTTCAATTGTGCAGAGGACATTTTTAGTAGGTATGATGCAACCTTCTTTGGCGGCGCAAATCCGCAAAGGTAGCTTGCCATTGTGTACATCAAGAATATATTGCCAACCTTCGCGGTTGAAAGGCTCTCCATGTAGAGTCCAGATTTTCTCCGCATAATCAATTTGTTCTTGCGTGATTGGTGTTGCGAGATACTTCGCGAGCGCTTGGACTCCGAGAAATTCTGTTCGATCATATTTTCCACCTCTTGATTCGATATAAGAGTAAAC